CAGTGCAACGGTGAAAGCCTGCGGCAGTGCAACGGTGAAAGCCTGCGACAGTGCAACGGTGAAAGCCTACGGCAGTGCAACGGTGAAAGCCTGCGACAGTGCAACGGTGAAAGCCTACGGCAGTGCAACGGTGGAAGCCTGCGGCAGTGCAACGGTGAAAGCCTACGACAGTACAACGGTGAAAGCCTGCGACAGTGCAACGGTGGAAGCCTACGACAGTGCAACGGTGGAAGCCTACGGCAGTGCAACGGTGAAAGCCTGCGACAGTGCAACGGTGGAAGCCTACGGCAGTGCAACGGTGAAAGCCTGCGACAGTGCAACGGTGAAAGCCTGCGACAGTGCAACGGTGGAAGCCTGCGACAGTGCAACGGTGAAAGCCTGCGGCAGTGCAACGGTGGAAGCCTACGGCAGTGCAACGGTGAAAGCCTGCGACAGTGCAACGGTGGAAGCCTACGACGAATCCTATGTAGAAGACTGTACGGGTAATATTAGACCGAGATACGATTACGCAATAGTCAAAGATTACCATAACCATAAGATATATATCAGAAAAGGAAAATTTGAGATAATAGAGGTTTGACCTATTTCAACCGCAATAAGGTAGTGCTATTACTGTACTAAAAGCCGCGAGATAAACGAAGTGCGCACCGTTTTGATTTAACCTTGTACAGGCGGTTCAAAAGAAGAAATAATGGAAAATGAGCTTGAAGAATTATATAAGGAACTGAATAAAGTTAGGTCCTCCCCATTGGCGTATCTTCCTGAATACGGATATTCTTCAAAGGAGGAAATTATTCAGCTTATAGAGGAAGATATAGAGGAGTTGCGCACAGAGATAGAATGTAGTCAATACGATTACACACCTGATGAGCTTGAAGAAGAAAGAAGGAGCATTTGTGTCAGTCAGGGGTTATCAAGATATTGTTAAACTAATAAATATAGAAATAATGGGTACAGTAACGACAGTCCCGCAGCTTAAATCAATGCTTGCGAATGAAAACGTTAAGTCGCGTTTTAAAGAAATTTTAGGGAAGAAAGCACCCGGTTTTATCAGTTCAATTGTAGCGGTTGCCAATAGCAATACATTGCTTCAAAAGGCGGAGCCGCAATCTATTATGAACGCTGCGGTTATAGCAGCTACATTGGACTTGCCGATAAACCCCAATTTAGGGTTTGCTTATATCATACCTTATGGTAATCAGGCGAGTTTCCAAATCGGATACAAGGGTATGACTCAGCTGGCTATGAGATCGGGTCAGTACAAAACCATTAACGTTACCGAAGTGTACGAGGGAGAAATCAAGAGCGAAAACCGCTTCACAGGAGAATATACGTTTGGAGAAAGGAAATCGGATAAGATTGTCGGTTACATGGCGTACTTCTCCCTCACAAACGGCTTTGAAAAATACATGTACATGAGCCGGGAAGAATGCGAAAAGCATGGGAAAAAGTTCTCGCAAACTTATAAAAGAGGTGGAGGACTTTGGGCTACGGACTTCGATTCAATGAGTAAGAAAACGGTCTTGAAAATGCTTATCTCCAAATACGGCATTTTAAGCATTGACATGCAGCGCGCACAAACTTTCGATCAGGCAGTAGTAAAAGACGATTTGGTTGAAAAGAATATTGATGAAGCTGAGGTTTCGTACGAGGATAATCCAACGAATGCGGATGTCAGGCGAAATGCCATGAAAGAAGCATTGGAAGAAGCGGAAGTTGTAGATGAAACAACGGGTGAAATCTTTAACCAGCCAGCGCAATGATAGAACAAAATTCAAGTGAATGGTTGAAGTCTCGAATTGGTTTTTTTACGGGAAGCCGCATTGGAGACCTTATGACAAGCGGGAAGAAAGGGGAACTGTTTGGGAAGACAGCCCTTTCCTATATATATGAAGTGTGCGCAGAGAGGAATCTACTCCCTAAGTATATTGAAGACGATTACTACTTCGAGATATACCAGCAGCAAGTAAGCTTCAGTAATAAATATACCGATTGGGGACATGAGGTCGAGGACTTCGCGGCAGAACGTTACCAACTTGTCACAGGTTGCGAACTTGAAGAGTGTGAAAGCATACAGCATCCTACAATACCTTACTTTTCCGCTTCTCCTGACCGTATAGCAATTAAGGATGGCTTAAGAAAGGTGGTGGAGGTGAAATGCCCAATCCCTAAAAAGTTCATGGAGTATATGAACGAGATCAAGGATAACGATACACTTAAATCAGTAAATCCTATATACTTCTACCAAACACAAGCGGAGATGTCCTGTACGGCTTTGGGCAAAGCCGATTTTGTCGTTTTCTGCCCGTTCTTGAAACATAACATTCACATTGTAGAGATAACAAGGGATGAAGCTGTAATAGCCGAATTTGAGAAGCGAATAACGGCTGCAAATGAAATTATTAATCAAATACTTAACAAAAAATGAATTTAACCGGAAGCATAGATTTGCTGAAGCTTGAAAAAACAGGCATAGCAACAATTAAAAACAAAAAGTGTGTTATTATTCCCATTGAGGAAAATGACTTGTATGTAAGCATGGACGAGAACCTGAAAGCGAAGTCCGTATATCTTGGCCTTAATGTTAATGAGCGAAGAGAACCGAGCCAGTTTGGGAAGACGCATTATTGCAAGCAGTCTTTATCAAAGCAATACAGGGACGCGAATAAGACGGATGCAGAGGCCAAATCAAAGGTTTATCTTGGAGACTTCAAGCCTTATGAGTTTGAGGGTTCAAGCAATGCGGCTGCTACGGTGGAAGCGCCTGTTGTGCAAGCCGAAGAAGATGACGGACTCCCATTTTAGGAAAAAAACTCTGAATATTTTGGCATTTTAGAAAAAGGAAGTATATTTGCAGCGACCTACATAATGAATGGCGAGTGACGCTCGCTTTTTAGTGAGCATTTTTTATGCTTGCAAGTTTGCTGCAATATAGCGGCTGTTACCCCCGAGTGGAGAAGTTAATGCTCTCCCTGCCATTCATTGGTGTAGGTCATCGGGAAAGGACAGCCGTTTTTCTGTCTATAATGCCAAAAAAAAGACCTACAACTATGGCAACAAATTTATTCCAAACGGGAAATTCCTATTTTGGAACATCCCTACCAAATGAAGGCGGTGAACTTATACCGCTACAAGACTACAACGGTAAGAAAGCAGTAAGCGCAAGACTTCTTCATTCGTTTCTTGAAAGCAAACAACAGTTTGCCGATTGGATTAAAAACCGAATAGAGCAGTGCGATTTAATTGAGAACCAAGATTTTGAGGTTTTTCAGAATTTTATGAAAAACCCTAATGGAGGGAGACCATTGACAGAATATGCTCTAACCATTGATTCAGCTAAAGAAATATCAATGATGGAGGGAAACGAAAAAGGGAAGCAGGCTCGACGATATTTTATCGCTTGTGAACATAAGCTAAAGGAGCTTTCTTCTCCTTCCTACATGATTTCCGACCCAATCAAACGAGCCGAGAAATGGATAGAGGAAGAAAAGGTGCGCCAACAGCTTGCACTTGAAAACGAGATGAACAGACCGAAAGTTGTATATTTCGACAATCTGGTATCAAGGAACCTGCTTACCAATCTTAGGGACACAGCAAAGCAGATACACGTCCCTCAAAACAAGTTTATTTCATTGCTTATAGACAACAAATACCTATATAGAGACGCAAAAGAGAAGCTTAAACCGTATTCCCAATACGTACCGATGTACTTTGAGTTAAAGGACTTTGAGAAAAACGGGCACGCAGGTACGCAGCTTCTTGTCACTCCGAAAGGAAAGGAAACGTTTCGTCTTATGTGGGGAGGAGTTGGATATGAGAACTGAAAAGCAGTATGATTTATCCGGGTTCAATCAGTTGTTCAACGAATCCTTGTCACCAAGGGAACTTGCAGACGAACTTGTTCAACTGCTGTTCAATTACGCTTCATGTGTCGATGAAGGCAATGCAGAGCTATTCAGAAATGATGCAAGCACTATATACCTTATTCATCAAGAGCTGATTAACATCAAGTAATGAATTATAATCAACCAAGCGTAGGTGGCATTATTATAATGTTACCTCGCTTTTTATATCATTAATCCAATGAAACTCACCCTCACAAAACAGGAAGTGCTTCTCCTGCAAAAGCTTCTTTACTCCTACAAGGAATGCCTGCCAGATGGAACGACGGAGAAGCATGGACGTTTTGTCGGGAAACTTAACAAGAAAATTAAAAGACAAATTTTAAAACAGAACAATAATGTACTACGAACTAAAGCTGAAGGTAAACAAGACCAATGACAAAGGAGAAGAAAAAGAAGTCACCGAACAATATATTACCGATGATGAACTTTTCGGTCATGTCGAACTAAAAGGCAATGAACTATACAACGGTAATTGCGACGTTTTCGCAATCAGCCGTAGCAAGATACGTGAGATTGTCAATGAGAAGCAGGATGATGAGTTCTTTTACAAGGTTACTCTGATTGATGTTTTCGTTGACGATAAAGGCAATGAAAAAAGCAACAAGTACTATGTTCTCATTTCCGCAAAAGACATGGATGATGCCAACAAAAAGGCGGCGGAATACATGAAGCAAGGACTTCAAGATATGAAGCTGGATGCTATTGCTAAAACAAAGATTATTGATTTTATATAATGGGTCAGTTTATTTAAACAAATAAAAACATGAAGAATATTAACGAAATGACCGAGCAGGAAATACTTGCTCTAACGGAGGAAGACGTACAGAAAATGATTAAACTCCGCATGATGGAGGAAGGCATCAAAATCATGGATAGGCCACGAGTTCCCGAACTGTTTGAGGTTGAGCCTGCTGATTTGGAAATTTTCACCATTCCGATCCTTTCCGGATTTGCCTTTACAAATATGGAAGAGGCAAATGCGGTTGCAAAAGCATTGATAAAAGCAAAGACCTTGCGTAAGGTTGATTATGACTGGCAAAAAATGGGGAGCGACTACAAATATCTCGTCAAACAAGACAGATATTCCTTTTACGGGGATTCAGATTTCTCCATTCAGACTAATTGGGCTTACTCCAATGAACTCTACAATAAAATCGTTGACTTCGCTGTGCAGAACAAGTCGATGAAAGAGCAAGCCGAGAAAGACCAAAAGGAATATGAAAACCAATTGCAAGAATCGTCTGGCATTGTTTCGGAGATACGTGAAAGGGTTAAAGAGGTCAATATGAAATACGAGAGATTAGAAAGTCTTGTTTGGAAGTTTGCCACCGATTATTATCCACTTTCCGACAACAACGAGGACATGGCTATTAAATTTATGTCTAAGGCATATTCATTGACTGATGAAGAAAAAGCGTATATACTGGATAATTATACTAATACCTTGCAAGATGAGGTTTAATAGTAATTATTTAAGTATAAAGTTAGAGTAGATATTCCCGGTGTGGTTTGACCGCCTATCCGGGAACGATAGCCTGTGAAGGTCTTCTTTTTTATAAAAATTGCTTCCTCGTCAAGCCCAATCAGGGTTACGCCAATGGCACTGTATACGGGAACTGACGAGAAAATGGAGAATATGGTAGCGCTGAACGTATTGGAATGACATAGTGTGATTTGCCATGATTATTTAAGGTTAGTTTATATTCAGTTTCAATAATTCCAGCAAAACAGCGTGCCCTGTTCGATTCGGGGCTTCTCCTCTAAATATATTTACCATGAGACTTACATTAACCAAAACCGAAATTGCAATTGTTCAGAAACTTGTGATAGACCGAAAGCGTGACATTCATAATGCAGGAGGTGACAGCAAGCAGTATGAGATGCTAAGTAAGCTAAATAAAAAGATTGTAAGGCAGGCAAAGAAATTTTATAAAACATGAAACCCTACGTAATTACCTCTATGGCTCTCATTACACACAGCGGGAAAAAGTTACCGCTTACAGTAATAGAGAGCCATATCCTAACAAAGCCATTAGAAGCAATCAAGGATAAGCTGCTTGATGCTTTCTCTACGATGAAAGACAAACCTGTGAGTGTTGAATTGAAAATAAAATATGTATGATATATGATAAACAGATAATAAGGGGGAAGATACCGAGTAAATCCAATTGTTACAAGATTGTTACATTGTACGGTCATGGTTCTTTGGCTAAGCAGAAAGTTCTTAAAGAGTACGAAAAAACTTTTTATGTACAATGCGGCATTCGAGACAAAAAAATAAAAGGGTTCTTCAAGATAAACGTAGACGTGTACCACGAAAACTTGCGTCCTGATCTTGACAATGCTTTTAAAATTTTACTTGACTGTCTTCAATCGTGTAAAGCAATAGAGAATGACCGCCAATGTGTAGAAATACATGCGCGAAAACTGGTTGACAAACTTAATCCGAGGATAGAGTTTGTAATCGAAGAGGTTGAATTATAAAGATGTATAACTATGGCAGAAGAATCATTCAAGAATGACTACAAGGACGACAAACTCCGCTGGGATTTGCTTCCGTTGGATTTGATAGAGGAGGTCGTTAAGGTATATCACTTTGGTGCAAAAAAGTACGCTCCTAATAGCTGGCAGAATCTTCCTGATGCGGAAAACCGATATTATTCTGCGCTTCTTCGGCACTTGGTAGCATATCGAAAAGGTGAAACGAAAGACGAGGAAAGCGGGCTTCATCCGCTTGCTCATGTTATATGGAACGGGCTTGCACTACTCTATTTTGCAATAAAGAAAAAATAATAAAAATCCCGATGATCCATTTGGGGATATAGATGAGTATAAAAAATGTTTATATGGAAATAAATAGAATAGCCCATGAATGGGCATGCGATAATAAAGACAAGTCTTTAGAGGAAGCTTTCACAGCGGGGTTTAGCTATAATCATAAAATTGCAGGATTAAAGAATATAGATGAACGAAAGGATAAGTTTAAGGCTGAAGTACTTCTTTATCAAGGTCAATATCCTGATTATATGCTGATTGAATTTTATGAATACTGGTCTGAGTGCGGGGGACGGAAAATGAGGTTTGAGAAAGAAAAGACATTCGAGGTTAGTAAGAGATTAGCGCGCTGGAGTAATAATAGCTTTAGAAATAATGGGAACAGAAATTACACTAACAAGCAAGGAAATAGCGGTTCTATCTTCCAAGCAGCTGATAGCTATCTGCAAGAACATCAGTAGCGAGATAACAACCATTAAACAAGCAATCAATTCTCCGCCAATCCAGCTGTCACAATGGAAATCCGTTAATGCGGATTGCATAAAGGCCGTCCTTGTAAAATTTATCGAAGGAACACTTTTGTTTTATGGAAGAACGAGGGAAGACATGAATGATTATCAAGTCGCTTCCGTCGTTAACTCTATTCTTGAGAAATACTACTATTTCCGTATTGAAGATGTATGTCTTTGCTTTAAACGTGCACGTGAAAATTCGGCATACGGTAAGTTTTACGGACGCATTGACGGTTCTGTAATAATGAACTGGTTTGCTACCTACGATAAAGAACGTGACGAGATAATACATTCTTTCAATGATGTAAGTACCGAGCATGATACGTCCGAAAACATATCTCGCGAAGAATATAAGGAAATACTTCTTGCAAGAATAGCCGGAGGAGATTTGTATGCCAATGCCGATTACATGAAGATGTGCGAGATAAACAACATATTCTTTGAGAATAGATTCGAGATAGGAAATTACAAGTATAACAGGTTGCACAAGTTTGATAAAAAGTTATGAAGCTAACAGTATGCTGGACCGCAAGAGGCAGAAACAAACGTTTCTATCACGATATATGCCGAAAGTTTGGAATATCAGACTATATGAGCATCAACCATGAAACACCATGTGATATAAAGGATGAAGATATGGAGTTGCTACGCGAATGTGAGAAGCGCGGATTTTTACAGATAAGAAGAAAACAATGAATATTCAGGGATACCCAATTCTCTGCACCGGGAGAATCGAAGACAAAAGAACACTTTCCCGATGCAGGCGATGTCCGTTGTTCAACAGAAGATATCCGGTTTATTCTTCATGGAGGATAGACGGAGAATATTGCTGTGTAGCGGATATTATTGTAATTGATAAAAATATAACATAATAATGGAAAAACTAACTATAAACGACTTACCCGAAGATGTCTTAGAGAGAATGAGAAGAGCAATTAGGGAGGACAGCCAAATGATTGCTCTAAAGAACAAGCATTCCCAGTATATAATCAACAGGCAATATGCCAAGGCTGTTTTGCTAAAGGAAAAGATGCAAAAGATAGAGGATCGGGTAATACGTGAATATCTTGACAGCTACGAAGGTGAAACGGAGAATATGCAGAGCCTCATGTCTGATATGTCGCCCGAAGACAGGGAGTATATCAATACTTGCACCAATGCGATTATTCTGATCTGCGACATGATAGAGACGTTCACAATGGACTTTAACCAAGTTCTTAAGAAATATCATCCTGATTACCGATTGGAGATGTATGATAAGATAATGCAGGTAGGTAAAGAAGCTAAGGCCCATGTACAGTTCATGTCGGAGTGTACGGACAATGTCTATCAGTGCTCCTTTGCAGACAGCGCGGATGATATTACGGAGCTTGTGAGAAACAAGGCCCGTTCGCTAATACGCAAGGTTAAGGCTAAGGAGGCAGAGAGATGAACGTGTGATATAGCAGGTAAGTATGTACGAATCAATTAGAGTAAAACAATATAAGTATGAGTAAAACGAAAATCATATTAGACGCCTGTTGCGGTAGCCGAATGTTTTGGTTTGACAAACATAATCCTAACACTTTATTCATAGACAAGCGTAGCGAAACCATCACGGCCAAGGATAGAGATAAAATCAGAACCATAGAAGTAAAACCCGATATTGTAGCAGATTTCACTAATTTACCATTTGAAGATAACACCTTTTATATGGTAGTGTTTGACCCACCACATTTAAAAACACTTGGTGAAACATCATGGATGGCAAAGAAGTATGGAAAACTCCCCGACAATTGGCAGGAAGTGATAAAGGCTGGCTTTGATGAGTGCATGAGAGTTTTGAAACCAAATGGAACTCTTGTCTTTAAGTGGAACGAGAGCGAGATAAAAGCTATTGAAATATTGTCTATTATTCCGTATAAGCCGTTGTTCGGTCATACAACAGGAAGACAAAGTAAGACGATATGGATGTGCTTTATGAAGTTACCAATTAACTAACAACAATACATTATGATTAAAAAACTATTACAGAAGTATCAAGCGTACAGGGATAAAAAGTTCCTTGCACGCTTGGAGAGAGTGCTAAACAACAATGTGGTGGGCGCAAACTTATTTATAGAAAAAAAATGTGCTTTCACTCAGGGGATTTCACATGTATTTTCCTAAAGGCGCAGTGGCGGATTTACTAAACAAAATTCCTCCAAGTCTTGTCGAAGAGCGCCTTCGTTCAGGATATTACGAGAAACGAGAGACTCCGCAATCAGGTTTAGACTTTTAGAATAATAAAAACAATTATTTCCTACGGAAGCATTTATCTTGTACTTTTCTGAAAGGCAGTAGATTGAAATATACATTAGAGAGGCGAAGATCGATTCATGATAACTTATAAAATATAGAAATGAAACAGACATTGGAAGAAGCAGCTCATTCTTTCGCAGAAAGTAGAAGCAGCGGTAGTTCATTCCCTGCATATTATCAAGGGTTTATCGCTGGTGCAGAATGGGCAATGAAATTGAAACATGATAAAGTCAAACTTATGTGTATTAAAGATAGTAATAAAAAGTGTAATCAATGTCACGAATGTGATGTATATGTATTAAATCCTATCTATTGATATGAAACAGACAATAGAAGAAGCGGCGAGAGAAGAGCTTAATCATAGTTATGCAAATAAGTACGTTGGTAACGGAATGTTTGAATACGGACAGCAAGCAATGATTAATATGTTTATCAGAGGTGCTATTTGGCAGGAAGACCAAGCGATCGAAATTCTCTCTTCCGTATTGGAGAATTGGGTACATGGCGGTGATGCGGATTGTATTATTGCTGAGTTTGAAGAAAAATTAAAAAATAACGTATGGAACATACAACAAAAACAGCAGAAGGGCATCTCCTCTTTCGATGAGATACTCGAAGCTAACAAGGATATACTGGAAAGATTAAAATAAGATAAAATGGTAGAACTATTTGATAATTTGAAAAATATATATCCTGATAGAATTATTCTATTTCGAGTTGGCGGTAGCTACGAATTGTATAAGGAGGATGCAGAATGTGCTTCCGGTGTTTTACATATTAAAGCTATTAGTAATGTAGAAGATATATTGGTTGTTAAATTTTCTATGCAAGATTTGGATAAAAATATTGAAAAATTAGTGAGAAGCGGATTAAGAATAGCGGTTTATGATGAAAAATTATGATTTACGGATATATTAGGGTAAGCAGTGACAAGCAGACTGTAGAGAATCAACGTTTTGAGATAAGCAACTTCTGTAAAATTAGTGAGTTAACAATTGACGATTGGATTGAAGAAACTATCAGTGGTACGAAAAATTACACGAAACGACAACTTGGTCGTTTACTACGTAAAGTGCGTAAGGATGATATCATCATCTGTAGTGAGCTTTCACGTCTTGGACGTAATCTCTTTATGATTATGGAAATCTTGAATATCTGTATGACAAAGGGATGTAAGGTATGGACAATTAAAGATAACTATCGACTTGGGGAAGATATACAAAGTAAAGTCCTTGCCTTTGCTTTTGGGTTGTCAGCTGAGATTGAACGTAATCTTATCAGTCAACGTACAAAAGAGGCTTTAGCGAGGAAAAAATCAGAAGGTGTAATGCTCGGACACTGTCGTGGTTTTCGCTGTAGACTTAATCCAAAATGTGCGGACAAGCATGATTATATTGTCAAGGAATTGGCTAAAGGAACAGAAAAAGCTGTTATCTCTAAAAGGTTGAAAGTCTCAAAAACAACATTATATCGTTATCTCGTTTATACGGGGCTTCATTTGCCTATAAACTGCAAACAAGAAGGATGGGAAGAGTATGGTATCTATCATTGACAACGCTAAATAAAAAGAAAGAGATTGATATATGATTTTCTTTGGAAAAATAAACAACAAATCATGCGTATTTGTTCCAACACTTGATTCTGCAAAAGAGTATATTAAAGATTTTACAAAATCAACCATTGCAGAAGTACCTATTTCGATGGTTAATGAGTATAACAGATATTTTATTACTTCTTCTTGCCGATTGTTTTTTATACGTCATGTTTCAAAACGTTTTTCTATAAATGAAAAAAAAATAGAACAATCAAAAAACGGAAAATATCCAATTGTAAGACTGTCTATTGGGCATAAAAAGGAAATATCTCGTAAGCTTTCCCTTGTGATGTACAACGCATTTGTTAGAAAGAAATGGAGCGAGGTAGAGCCTAAACACATAGATAGAAATCCTTTTAATTGTTCTATTTCAAACCTTATCGACGAAAGGGTGTTGGAAAATCACGAAATTAAAGATATGGAGTTGCAATCCTTTCCAGAACGCTTTACAAAAGTATCTGACATATTATTATACCTTTATGGACATAAAATAAGTAGGGAAGATGCTGAAGATATTGCTGCAAACGCTTATATAGAGACTTACTGCAATAACTCTCTTCAAGCCAAACATGCAAACAACAAATGGTTAAAGACGGCAAGGCATAGGGCACTGGATTTTATTGAGCATAATAAACATGTCAGATATATCGATTCCGTAGATTTATGCAAATGGAGATGCGAATGCCATCAATACTACGGAGAAAAAATAGATATAATATCCTTAGTTGAGGGGAATAAGGCAAAGACATATTTACGATATTATTTACAAGGATATACTCCAACCGAAATAGCACATGAATTTAACACAACAAGGTCAAATGTAGCTTCAATAATTACAAAACAAATTAAAAGAATAAAAATTAAATTACAAATATGATACAAGGATGTACTGGAACGGATTAAGGAGAAAGGAGATTGAGATATGAAATTTCCTAAAGTAAAGAAAAAGCAAAAGATTGAAAGGGTTTGTTACAACTGTAAGCATTATTATAAATGCACTGACAGATTTAACAGAGATACTATAAACTGTGATAAATTCAAATTTAATGCTTTATGCAAAAGCGTTTAAAAAGGAGATTAGATATGAAATCAAAACAAGTATTATCAATAGATCAGATGAAACACCTGAGGGAGCTTGGCTTGAATACAAGTGATGCAAGTATGTATTGGGCAAGAGTATCGCATGGAAGTCGTGTTGATGATAAATCCAAAGGTAAATGGTTTTGAGTTTGCAGAAAGAATTCCAAGTTTGTGGTTTTATGTCATATGAATCAATTCCCACTTACACCTTGCAGGACATTCTTGACAAGCTGCCGAGTTATATTACATACAATGATGAAGAATATCAACTGCAAATACTTCCGCCTTGTATATGTTATAGATACGTAAATTATACGTTTGACGATTTAGATTATAAAAACAATGTGGATATATTGGAAAACGCATATAATATGCTGTGCTGGTGTATTGAAAATGGATATATTTTAAAGAGGGTGAACAATGAAAGCGAGAATAAAAGAAACTGGAGAAATAATTGATGTTGAATGTCGTTTCTATGCCAAGATTGGTTCTACGGACCCGATTATTCATAATAGTTTAGTTGAGGTTTTGAAAGATGATGGAATCATTGATTGGGAACAGAGGCGTTATGAACTGGCAAAGGCTGCAATGCAAGGAGTTCTAAGCAACCCTGCTTTTTGCGGCACATATTCTAAACGTGAAGCACCGATAATTATAGCGCTTGATTGTGCTGATAATATGATAAAAAAACTGAAAGGGGAATAACCATGGATATAGAAGAAGTAAAAAACAAGAAATCGAAAGCTGAAATGGAGATAGCTCATATTTTGGAAAAACTTGAAGCTGAAATAGGTTTAGAAGTCAATAATATGATTTATATACGCAGGGAAAGTGAAAAATCTACGTTATCTGCTTTGCCTGTAAGAATAAAAACAAAAATAATCTTGACGTTTTAATTATGGAAGTAAAGAACGGAATAATAATAGACGGGGTGCTGCATGAAGCAGAGAAAGTGTATAATGGGCATTCTGATTGCAGTGACTGCTCGTTGCGTTATGAATGCGATGAATTTGAGAGCCAATACGAAACGTTTCTGTGTATTGTAATGAAATGTTTTCGTTTCGTCAATCGTGGCAAAGTGACAGATATTAAGATAGATAAGGAGGAATAATTATGGGATTTTCGACACCAGCGTTTATACGCAAAAATACACCGGAATTAAGAAAGAAGTTGGAAAAATTAGGATACAACCATCCTACTGATGTAATTGAAGATGAAAGGTTTTGTATTGCTACATCACCAGTTAACTGCAATTATCATATTATTATTAAAGGGGCTTTTGATGCTACAAATCCTTATCGCACATGGAATTGTGCTGGAAGAATTGATTGTGGAACCAATGAAGAGCTTTTCTTAGCTATTGCTGCATTGAGGGATGATACAGATGACAATCAATGGTTTACCAACGGCAAGGGAGATTGGGGTATGTATCGGGATGGCTCTGACGGTAATTTGCCTGGAATGGATTTCTTTGGGATGCCAAACGACTTTGATTTATCTCATTATCACAAGGCTACCGTAAACGAACTGATTGAACATTTTAAAATATGAAAAAGATAATTATTCTTTTAGCGATAGTCGCACTGCACAGTTGCGACATTCCTGCAAAATACCCAATAACACATCATACACGTTCAGGCTGCATTACTTACATCAATGATAGCATAGTAGTTATCAGTACTAATGTGAGTGGTCTTGATAATTACGAAACGAAGATTATTAATTTGAAAAAACAATAACTATGGCCGAAGAACTTGTAGCATTAGAGACAGCGAAGATGCTGATAAAGAAAGGATTTAATGAGTGTAGAAATGTTGTTGATATTAACAATATGTCAAACGGTGATTTACCAAAACGATGCTTTTCTCAGCCTACACAATCTCTTGCTCAAAAGTGGCTACGTGAAGTCAAGAACCTGCATATTGAAATATACCGTAATGCTTGTGGTTATGGATATATCATTGTAAAAGCCAATAACGGCACATGGATGAAAGCCGATGGTTCCAAAGGTCCTAATGATGGTGGGAAGTGGGACGCCTACGAAGAAGCACTCGAAGCCGGGATTTTTGAAGCATTAAAACTTATATGATTATGGATAAGATAGGATTAAATATAGGCACTATGAATAAATGTTGTATTAATTGCAAGTATTCAAAGGAAGCGTTTTACGATCTATTTGTAAGGTGTGTATATCATCGCTTTTATCCTTTTAAACAATTTGTATGCAATAATTATGAATAGAAACGAATACCGGGAACGCTGCAAACATTACAGCCATTACAGCGGGCAGTGTTACAAAAAATCGTCCATATCAGGCATAGCAAACAATGTGCATGTGAATATGAAATGTGACGGTAAATGTCCTCGCATGAGGAATTACGATAAGAGAAACGGAATATTAATTGATAAAGAAATAACAGATTAATCTAAATGAATGCACTAAAACGCTTTATATTTATAATATTGTTTATGCCTATATGTACTATAAATGCTATCTATGATACTATGATGTTTATAGTCGAAGGCGACAATCACGAATGGTTTGTAATGCTTAATTGGCTGAGTAATAAATTAATAGATAATTGATATGGAAAAAATCAAATGTATAACTTTCGATAAAGCAGCACAAGATGTTTTGTCGGAACAAATCAAGGCTAAGATGAAAGCTAATATGAGCAAAGCCAGACGGGAAGAATACAAAAAGCTGTGTTATAACTTTGAGTATAAGTTTGGAGAATATATACCCAGTTGCGCATTAAAGTCTGGAGAATGTGATGAAGATTGTGAATACATGAGAAACTTTAAAAATAGTAAACATGAATTTAAATAAATTGCGCGATCGCGCCTATAAAACCGCCTGTGAACATGGTTTTCATGATGAAGAATTGAGTAACGAACATTGCCTCTGTCTTGTCATATCCGAGCTTATGGAAGCAGTGGAAGCAGATAGAAAAGGGAAATACTTCAAAGGTATATTGACTTTTGAGCGTGAGTTTAACCGTTATTCCGCATTAGTGGAAGAAGAAAAACGATTTAAGTGCTCGTTTGAAAGACACGTCAAAGATACAGTTCCTGATGAGCTTACCGATGCCGTTATCCGCCTGCTTGATTTGTGCGGACTGCGTGAAATTAAGTTGGAGAATGACTGTTTGGATGATGAAGTGCTTGAAGAATATTCGCACATATTCATTGGCAAAACATTTACAGAGTCTATTTTCAATATTACTAAAAATCTTATTGATAGAGATATATCCTACTCTCTAATTAAGATTTTCGGGCTTGCCAAGCATCTTGACATAGATTTGCTCTGGCACATTGAGCAGAAGATGCGATACAATGAATTGAGGGAAAACAAACATGGAAAGATGTATTGATTATGAAAAAATACTATTACTATACTTATCGATCCAAATCAGGTGGAATATGCTGCGATGTATGCTCGATTGAAGATGGTGATTTTGATTTAAATCGCATGATGCGTGATTTGTATAAAGATTACGGGTGCGTGTGTATAATCACTTTTTGGAAAGAAATATCCAAAGAAGAACACGAAGGGTTAATGGAGTTCTGTGATAAAGTTAATAAGGAGAGATAGTAATGAAGCATATATTTTTTTTATTTGTAGGTATTTTGGCTTTATACGAAATCATGAAAGCCTTAAACTGTAAGAGGGTTTATTCTCGTACATACGAATATATACATTCTCCCAAAGAAGATAAGAATACATATTTTAAAAAGCACCCCATGCTTCTTTTAATGAGCGTTTTGGATCTTTTTGAGTGGATGACATTAATGGCAGGACTAATGACAAGTCAATGGGTTTTATTTTTGGCGGTGATGGCTTTGTCTTTATCAAGATTCTACCGCCTCGGTAGTTGGGCCATATGTATAGACTGTATTATTACTGTGGCTATTTACTTGTTTGCTATTATTAATACTTATCATTTACATATAGAATTATGAGTAAATTAAGAAGATATAAAAAGGTAGATACGAGTCTGTCTCATTTGTGCACTTTTGCACCAGTTAAAGATCCGGCAGTGGTAATAGGGTCTTATTACTGCAAAAACATTTGTCCTCATTGCCGAGGGACGTTGAATATATTAGGAGTTAGATATGTAAGATGTGATAAACCATGAGTAAAAAAAGGGATGCCTGTACATCCCCTTAAAACAGCATTACGCCACTTTCTTACTATCTACCAAGAAAGAAAAGTATTTGGAATGTTTTGGATATATCCGCTTACCGTTCCTTATGATATACCGACAGAAAATACGAGTTTTGCCGTTTTCATTTTGCATTTGATTTTTCACAATAACACCTCCTCTCCGTTTTGCCTACTAACCTGTATTAGCAAGCTTTAAGCTGCACCCTGTCAAGTGCAACTAAAAAAGCCCAAAGTTACAGGACATTGGGCTTAAATGTCTTTTCTCAATGAGAACGGACAAGAAAGGTGACGAATGACAGTTCGTCGGGTTGGAGGTGTTAATGCTCCAAATCAAATGCGGTACAAATATAGGTTTTAGCCTACAAGTAAGGAACTTTATTAACGATTTTAATAGTCAAATTAACACATGAGTAAACTCTACAAAGCAACCATTTTCGGCAAATCATTCATGCTTGGATGGTTCAGTCATGCGGACAAATGGTATCATAAAATTGGAATAATATATTGAGACGATGAGAGCAACCGAAAGGAAACTAAGAGACAGACACGCCCGTCTGCCTGAACAATACAAGAAAGTAGACACGACAGTCAACGGGGATGCAGAACACCTGATAGAGGAGCGCAGACAGCTTGAAAAGAACTTGGTTCCTCTGCGCCTTAGCAACACTACCGTTATCTACGTAACAAGGGATAAGCAAAACGAAGCGTATGCAGCAGTGGCGCGTAAACGGATGGGAATAGCCGAACCGAGGAAAGTATTCGTTGATCCTCTCTCACAGGAGAACATTACAAAAATGTACAAAGAGGACGGCATAGCTCCCCGCAGAATGGCCGAAATATTGAATGTGAGCGTCAGGACGGTGTATCTAAGATTAGCCAAATACGGGCTTACAAAAGTGAAATGCAGATAATTAAACTTGTAATTATGAAAGATGTTAAAAGGAAATACAGTTTCTCTGATATAGAGTTTAAGCCTTACTTTACAGAGGAAGAGGTAAATTTTATCAAAAAGCTGAAATTGATGAAAGATGTTGATAAGTACATGCAGGGAGTGGTTGAGTTTGAGAATGGTTATGGCGTCAGTGTGCTTTTAGGACAGTTGTTTCATTCAAACGGGGAAGACACATACGAGGTGGCCGTTACCTATGACGGCCATATAATCAACCGATATAACGAGCAATGGGTAGAATGCTTTTTGAACCGCTATGAAGTTGAGAAGCTGATGAATAATGTTGCCGGGCTTAATCCTATTGTTGTTGATTCGTTCGACAAAGGCGATTACCTGGTGTATAATTTTGATAAATATCATACATATATAGTCAGTCCGGGAAGAGAAAACATTAGATTGTTTGGTTCTTTTTACGAAACAAGAAAAGCCACATACGAAGAAAGAGAGAAGATATTCGAGAGATTGAACGAATTATTAACAGTAAACAAAAGCAATGGAAGATAATACATTAGACCAAAATCTTTATACCACCGCAATGAAAGAAGCGCTAAAGGTGGAGTTCTTGGAAAGCAACGAAGAGATTAAACTATATGCCGCCTCGCTGTATAATGCGATGGTATGGGGTAGAAATCATACGGTTAAAGTAAAATATTAAGTTTTTTATTTGGCGTTATAGAAAAAGGGCGTATATTTGCAGCGTTACACATATTTAGTGGCAGGCGGTTGTCTGCTTTGTGCAGGCATTTTTTATGCTTGTAAGTACGCTGTATATATAATACAACGGTCTGCAAACCTGTGAGGAAAGTTAACAGCTTCCCAACTGCCACTAAGGTATGTGTAACGACGGGTTAATTGCAGACCGTCTTCTTTTCTGCAATGCCATAAAACGTTACAAAAATGGCAAATGAATTAAATTCAAACAAGAAAACAATGAGCTCGCTTGAAATTGCAGAGCTCGCAGGTAGAAACCACAAAGATGTTATGCGCTCCATTCGTGATATGGAACCAGCATGGGTGAAAGAAGGTGGGCGCAATTTTGCGCTGACCTCTTATGTTGACCAATGGAACAGACAGCAGCCATGTTACGAATTGGATTACAAAGAATGTATGTATATAGCTTCTAAGTTTGAAGATGCGACAAGAGCGAAGTTAGTCCTTCGTTGGGACGCGTTGGAAACAGGAAAAGCTAAGCCAATGATTTATCAATCTAAAATCAAGCGTGAACCAACTCTAACAACAAAAATTCGTGTCAGCCTTGAATGGATAAAAGGTGTGAGCGAAATGCTAAATCTTAATGATGCTTCAAAGTTGGCATTGCTTGGAAAAGTAGCAGAACCATTAAACTTGCCACTTCCCGACTACACCCCGTCAAAAGGAATATTAAAATCAGCAACCGACCTATTGAAAGAACGGAAAACTCAAATATCCGCACGTGAATTTAATACGGTAGCAATGGAAAAAGGTTACCTGTGCGAACTGGAAAGAAAATCATCATACGGGCAAAAGAAGAAATTCAAGTCAATCACAGAGAAAGGTCTTTCTTTTGGAGAAAACCAAGTAAACCCGAACAATCCGAAAGGCACTCAACCATTATGGTACGAAAGTAAGTTTGATGAGTTATTGGCCGTATTAGGGTTTCATTTCATAGGAGAAACTAACTAATAATATAGCTTATTGAAAATCAGAAAAAGGCAATAGGTTATACAAGAAGGGGGTCTGCGTTTTACCGACCCCCACTGTAAATCAGCCTGCCCGCTTAAAACCTAAAACAAATATTCATCATGGAAAGAAATACAATACTTGCTAAAAAGCAATATGACGTCAGCGCAATGGGTGAATTTTTTAGAGATATTATAGCTCCTGAAGAACTTAGAAAGGAACTCGTAGAACTGGCGTTTGATTACGCGCAATACGTAGATGAAGGGAGCACAGATTTGTTTAAAAACAATATGAGTACCATATACATACTGTATAGGGCACTGGAGGATGTGAAAGAATTAGAGACACAGGGCTAACAGCATAGCCAGTTTTACCGCAACAATAAGCGGTATAGCATTGCAAATAACGTCCTCGGCTATCTTTAGAGCACGTTCCATTGCATCATAGCAAGCAGTCGGCAGAACATCCAGTGCGGTAAGTCTTCCGACTGCTTAATCAATATGTCTAATTGTTCATTCATAGCTATATTTTAGGCACATATAAGACCATATTTTATTATCTCCCGGCATCCAATCTTCATCGTCAAACCAAAAGGCATACGCCGCTTCGATAATATCCTCTCCGTCCAAAACCTTGCACAGATCGGCCCAAAAAGCATTAAAGGCTACGTATTTATCCCAGCGTGTACATCCTGACGGGAAATTCTTGTTCTTGGTGGCTTCCTCTATCTGGTCTACCGTCCAATATCCACCCTTGTGTTCGTTGCCTTCCTTGTCGGTGTACTCCATATCGGCAACATCGTGCATGGCAAACTCTTCATTGTAATGGCATCCGCTCATGGCACCATACAGCTTCCTCAATGCCAACCAATACTTTTTAGGCTCTTTCTCTTTCATCGGCTCCAGCACATCCGAAAGGATGCGGGTGCTCTCTATCATTACAGCTTCACCCTTGCCTTTGCCGTACTTTTCTATCAATTCATAAATAGTCATAATCTTTTCCCTTTCTTTTAATTAAGTAGTATGTTTCTTATCTGAATATCCTGCTTGCACCTCTTAGCAAAACCTCAAAAATGGCGTCTCCGGTAAGGTTTGCCCCTACCTCCCGCCAAAAATTGGGCTTGCTTTGCTTTCTGATTATTTGAAGCAGTAAATCCTGCTGGCGAAGGTGATGTTCGTTGTTCTTTTCAATGTCCTTTTGTAAAAGTAAAAGAGCCTTGACACCGTCATCCTTGCAGTTACCTATACACTCGTTGAGGTATTTGTCCATGCAATACTTCATAATCTTCTTGTTGCCCATATTGTTATTTCTTTCCGCATGACGGGCATTTAACCGTCTTTGCGGGCTTTGGTTTTACAATTACAAATCTTCCCATAACCGATCGTATTTTTTGTTTATATAAGCCAAAAGCAAATCAATCCATAGTGCGGCCAAAGCGCACAGAAAAGAAACAAGGATGCAACGAATAACCGGACCTCCGCATGCAATGCTGTAAGCCAGCGTGAGCCAAAAGCTGATACACTTGCTGCATTTCAGCTTCTCTGATAAGCGTCCTATCTTTCCCGGGTTTACCGGAACAAGTCTTTTCAAAATGCCTGATATGGCGTCGAAAAGTCCCAAATAGATGAACAGGCATACGGAAACGGTTATTATCATTGCATCCCCAATCATACACTACTTGTTTTTGGATGATTTGGTTTCGTTTGCTAAGCTTTCATCTTCACCAAGCAATGCAGCTACGGCAGGCGCAGGAGCAGGGCTTGTGACAGTCAGGCCGAACTCTATTTCCACCGCATTTGTTTTCGTGCAGCAGTCTTGTACGTTGGTAGGACTTACCAGCACATTAGGCGTAACGGTAAGTGTTGCCGATGTGGGTACTGTGGTTGAATAGAACGGTACGGTAATTGAAGTGAACACTGTATCCGTCTGCGGGCATACGTCACAATTGTTGCATCCGCATACGTATGGCAGATAACTTACCGAACCTACCAATTGGATAGACAGCGAATAAAGGTTTCCGCCTAAAGAATCAATAGACTTTAAAACGGCCCTCATGGTCCCGCTCAAAGGATATTGGGCGGTGATACAGATGTTCCGGTTACGACACAGATAATGAATCAGGTCAATGTAATACATTATTGGGGATGGTGTCGTAGTCCCTGTGGCTACGGGGACAAGCTCCAATACGGAGGTTTGTCCCGATTTGTTTTTACAACAGCTCATAATGAATCGTTTTTTTATTAATATTATTCAGCAACGGGTTCCTCTGCTGATTGAGGGTATTTCTTTGGAGCCGGCACCCGGCTCTTCATCTCTTTTACAGAATCAGGCGTTCCTACACCCAGCAGCACATCGAGTTTTGCTTCAATGTTTATCAACCGTTGTTCCGTAGCTATCAGGAACTTATTGTTTGATACTGCTATCTCGTAAATGGCTTGTATGTATTCGTTCATATTGTTTTGTTATTTAAAATATTTGATGATTTGATTTTTTACAAACAGGTTGTCTTTCCATTTAAGAACGCACTCTGTCAGCTTTTGTGCTGTTACCGCTCTTCCCTCGGCAGCATGTTCGTTTACAAAGTCCTGCAATGCCTTTGAGGCTGCATCCGCTTCTTCCTGCGTATCGGCATATACTTTAAAATTTATTTCAAATCCTTTCATAGTGCATTTGTTTTAATTACAACGGAGGCAGAGGCGGTGATACTGGAGCAGCACCCGAAGGCGGCATTCCACCTCCTTTTTTCAGGCTTTTCAAGAACTCTATGCCTTGCATGATATCGTTCTGATTTTCTTTCACCCAGCCGAATATCGTTCCGGCGGTATCCCTCACCTGTTGCATGGTTGTGGGAGGAACAATATCAAACGTAGGCAGTTCTTCCATGTCCTTAGCGAGAAAATCATACAGCTTCTCCGCTTCCTCTACGTTTCCTTTGGCTATCATCAGAGTTTGCATTTTCAGTGCAACCTTACTGGTAGGCTTTATCATTTTCAGCATTTCCATATTGTATTTTTTCTTTCTCCAAAACATAAGTAGCAATGTTTTTTGTAAAAAGGGAAAGGCTTAGTGTGCCCTTCCCCGATACCGAAATGCAATTAGCCGTTGCAAGGACATCCGCAAGGCTGCGGTGCGCTGTACAATGCTACGGGCTGCGGACACATCTGTGAGCGACCTGTCAAACGGTCAGCCACGATCTGTGCTTCTGCCTGTGCGTATGCGCTTGCTCCTGCTCCCGCCAAAGCGTTAGCCGTAGCGCCTGTCTGAACATTTACGTAGTCAATCATGCGAGGTTGCTGATTTACACGTTCTGCGCGTTCTGCAATAGCCAGTTGAGCCAGTCGGTCAATGTCTCTTTGGTTAGCTTTGCTTCCCTGTGCGGCATAAACGCCACCGAAAATCCAAGCTCCGATGCCAGTCAACAAGGCTGCACTACCGATAGTAATAGCTGCAATTGATGTTCCGCTGGGTCTCTTTGCTGTTTTTTCAGCCACCATGAAGTGCTCGTAGGAACTCATGTCGGTTCCGTCGGACATGGCTTTCATTGCCATTAAATCTTCTGCTGTCATAGTCATAAAATATTTATTGTTTCAAGGCAGCCCGATGTAGGCTGCATGACAAAGGACGACAGAATCAATGTGCTATTATAGAAGAAACGAGCGGGTTATGGGCAAGTTCGGAGCTAATTTCGTGCAGGCAGTTTTTTACGCTCCACTTGTTTATTTTTACATCGAAATGGTTTCGTATCCTGTTTACCGACTGACGGGGTATCTTAGTTTGACGGGATATTTCCTCGTCCGTTAAAAACTGCGATAGGAAGTACACCAAAAGATAGCGCGCGTCTACGCATTCTTCTTTTTTACTGTCTATCAGTTCCAATTCTCCAACCCCTGTATGCCTGCATACCGTAGACATCATAATCTGATACAAATCTCCTGTTTTCATATTATTCTGCTTTAAAACATGTAATTATTAAAAACAAAAATCACAACCCGGCGTTATTAAACTCGAAAGCCTCGTAACAACTCGGATTGTGATTGTTGTCTCTTGTGTTCGTTTCGCAGACAGAGGACAAGAGATAGGGGCTTTCTTTCTACTCTAAGCCCCGAAAGAGCGTCAGCTAAAGCCAACTTCTACACTTATTTCTTTTTTATCCTTATGGCAAGCCAAAGAACGGCCAATGCAACACATGCAATATTTAGCATCATGCTCGCACCTCCGTAATTGATTTTAAACCGTTCCCACCATGATAGTTTCCTTTCCACAGGATAAGGCTTTGGCACTTCAATTCTTCTTATCTTTTCAATGAAGTAAGGTATCTTGACTGTCACCGTAGATTGGGGATAGATGCCTAATGAGTGGTTCAATATCCCCTTATTCCAAGACGCATAACTATAAGCATACGGGTTATGCAGAAATGATACGGTATCGCGGGTAGACACGCTGTCTTTATAAGGTATCAGCTTCTCCTGAAACGTTGTATCGTGGTAGACTATACTGTCAAGCACTTTTGTTTCAACAGGCACATAGACCGTCCTCGTTCGACACGAAGCAAACACGAACACCAGCAGCATAGCCAGCAATCCAACAGACGCCCAAAACAATAGATTTCTTAGTTCTTTCATGGCATTATCCTTTGAAATACACGACTTTACCCTTTGTCCCGTCATTACGCATATCAAGATGCACCCACGTAACATCCTGCTCCAGTCTGACAGGATACGGAAGAAGTATTTGGTTTGCCTTAATCCAGTTGCGGACCTCAAGATCCGTCATGTCCTTTACATCGAAATCAATGCCCGTACCTTGTATGTGTGCCGATACGTACACTTTTTCAAGCCTTGTCTTTTCTGCAACAAGCTGGCAGACATTGCATCTTAACCCTCGTTGTGTCACATTACCGCCTACCTGCCAATTATTCACATAGATAGGCTTGCCAAGTTTCTCCCTGATAACAAGCAGTGTTTCTAACAGGCGGTTATCGAAGAACTGCCAAGCGTTATCACCGAACTTCTCGTACACGTGTCGGCATACAAGTTCCTGAATGTCGAAGTAGTCTTTAATATTCATTTCTTTTCCTCCTTATAAATTAATAGCCGCTTGGTGGTTTGCGATTACCACACCCTCTTACATCACAACGTTTCACCTCGGCTTCTTTTAATTTCAACTCTGTTTCATGTCGCTTGTGAATCTCATCCAGCTTGGCCGATTGCTCTTTACGAAGTTCAGCATAAAGAGTATCTATTTTTGAATCACGTTCAGCCAATCGTTTTTCTAACCAATCCACTTGTTTGCGTTCGTTCTCGTTCTCCGCAGCATCCGCGGCTGCATCTTCTTTTCTGGCATTAGTTTTACGGTTCACCCAAAAGGTGATAGCCCACGTGATAGTAGAACTTCCTCCTATTGCCCCCAGTATTGCCAACCAGTCATTAAGCCCCATTTCTATTATTTTTATCTTTACATTTATTACAAAAATTGTATCTTTGTGTCACGTACAAACTGTAAGCGTAAATTTGATTAATCAGGCAGACTTTAGTTATCAAGATTACTGTTCGTATTGCTCGTCTGCCTTGCCCGCCTTATTCGTGAGAACATGGCGGGTTTTTATAATATATCTTTTAATACGTTTCATTTCGTTTCTATATTAATTTCTTTATCTTTGCAGACAGCATCAATAAACTAACTACTGTGCATCCCCGTTTGGCTCGTGAGAGTGGAACGGGGAATTTGCTTATTTGTTTCATCGTACTATCTGCAAGTTATATTCACTGTCTGAACATCCATAGTTACGAATGAACCTTTATTGTCAGAGGTAGCCTCAAAGACCAAATAAGAAGCGGTGCCGGACCTTAACAGGCTGCTGAAAACCAAATAGAACTCCTGATACTGTCCCTCGGTTGAAGAAGGCTCTATATATATCTGACTGATATTCTGCAAAGAACTATTTGCGGGTTGTCCGAACTGGCTGCTTTGATATGTTCCGGCCACAACAGAGCATCTTATTTTTATGGTCCCTTCTCCTGAAGAAGGCGTGAACGATGAGTTTTCAGGAATAATGTACATCCCCTTCGCCTTACGCTCTATCTTCATCCTTACACAAAAATATCTTGTGCCTGAAAAAGAGAAAGTAAGGTCGCTGTCTCTTGAATACCAAGTAGGATTAACCAACGTAAACGCCACATAGGTAAGGCTTGCCCGGCGGCTGAAATAGTTTACTATGCTAATCCTTTTGAAAAACGGAGTATCGCTGCCATTCCATGGAGCTACAATGCCCGTTCCGCCCTCGGCACTTCCACTTGAGCTTATTTTCTGAACACCCATACATACATACAGCGACCGCCCGACAAGCTGGCTTGTATTCTGCATTATCTGCGAAAGCTGGATCTTTATATATTCTGCCCAGTCGGTAACGTTTGCAATATCTTGCCCTGATATTTGTTTGTAAGTCGGAGCGTCCATTACATAAAAAGGCATACCCGTTTCCAAGTAGCATTCAACAACAAACCTATATCCGGAAGATGTCGTAAAAAAGTCCCTGAAATTAAAATCGGACCCCGAATTTATCATGCAAAAAGCAGTGAAGCTATCTTCATCAAACATATTCAGTTCCGACTTATAATTAGTTATGCCTGTTGTAAACGGCTGGACAGCCGCGGTATTGTACCCTTTGAAATCACCAAGTCGGTAAGGCTCACCCTGTCCGCCTCTCGGAAGCTGATATTCCCAGTTGGGGTAATTTGCTTGAGAAGGGTTTGTGGTAATTTCATAAGCCATTTTATTGAAATACACATATCCCGCCTTCAATGTTGGGGTAACCATTCCCCACATACACCCGTCCGCACGTGTAGGGTCTGTGCTATAATCAAGGTTGAAGTTTGTTGCCTTTCGGTAAGGTTTGTATTTGGCCCACTTGTTGATGTTAGCCCTCGTTTGGAAGAATGTTATCACCTCGTTAGTGACACTTCCCCCGGCAGAGTTCAGTACGTCACGTATGTTACCTGCAAGGTTGACATTGGAATCAGGTACAATAGCCATATCATACCTCCTTCCGTATAATGGTGATACCACCAGTAACAGCAATAGACATATCACTGTCACCGTTAATCTCGTAGTCGCCATGTACGACCCTGTCCGCTTCATATAGGCTTTCATCTGCATAACAATTCCAATTAGAGGATTTTACCCCCCCCCTCGCAAGTTATTGATAACCAATAGATTACCAACTACCAACAAATCAACCTTTACCTTTTTCATGACACAACCCCTTCCTGATTAGTTACTTGAACACATCAAAGACACCCTCTATTGCAGTGCGCAAGATGTACGGATAGTTCTCCGCATACTTCTTCAGGGCTACTGCCTGTTCTTTTGTTACCTTTGACTTACCTGTCTTGTATATTTCTCGGGCTACTTCTACCTCTCCCAATTCTTTAGACTGGGAGTATATCACGTTGGCAAACTGCTTAACCAATACGCCAATCTCACCGTCACCGTCTACGAATATCTTAGACTTTGAGCCGTCAATGTTTTCGATTTCTGCTTTGGCAAAGTCAATATCTCTCAACTCTTCTTTTTCTTTCTTTTCTTCCATGATGATTATAGTTTAATGGTTGTACAATTACAATGAAACAGGCTGTGCGGTAGCTATCTTGGCTTTCGTGTCAGCGATAAAGGTGTTGACGGCCGCGGTGATATTGCACTGCTCCTGCTTGTCTCCCACGTTATGGTTGATGCTCAGGTTCTCGTTGCCGTAACTGTTGAAAGTAGCCACCTGTGAGCCGTCTTTCTTCACTGTGCCTGAATTGATATTACCTACAATGCCATTGTTTATCTCGGCATCCGCTTCAATGTCATAGACCTTAGATTCGTCTACGGAGTTATTCACTCTTACTGTTGCTCTCACTAACTTTTCATAAGCCACTTTTTCTGCGGCGGTTGTTGATGTACTCATTACTTTTGTTTTTATTGGTTACTATTCTATTATTATCATATTGTCATTTGCATCTACTTGCATCGATGTGATTTTCATTTGGGAAAGGCCGATTATTCCCAATATCTCTATCCCGGTCTCACGCTCTATGCTGTTTCTCACGCCTGATATGTCGGTAATGAGGAACTGCGGAATATCTTTCCCACCAAACCGCACAAGCGTATTGCAGTAATACACATCTTCCATTTCACCGCCAGCGCCAACAAGAGAGCCGGGGTATTTGCGTCCTCTCACGATGTCGAACTTCTTTACCTTGTCCTCGGCAATAAGCCCAACACTCGCACCTGTATCGATAAGGAAGAAACCTTTCTTTCCGTTTACCTCGGCTTCAATGATAAGCCGCTTGTCTGATAATGATTTGAACTGTTTCATGGTCTATTGCATTAATAATTCTGTATATCTACTGTTTGAGATAGTGTTTGTCCATTGATTACGACAGTTACATTCACTTTCTTTGCTCCGTCAAAATTGGATATTTGAGAACCAAGATATGACTTACCGAAACTAAGGTAGGTATCGGCGTTAATGTACTCGTTGTAAGTAAATGTGTTTATAACAGATTCATACTGAGTATATATAGTAACCTTGATATTGGCCGATAATCTACTGTTGGTATTATTGTATATCTTGCAGTTTACAGATATTACCTTTGTTCCGGTGCTAATCTTAGTAGCGCTTAATTCTTTTAATTCTACTGGTGGCGCGTAATTCTTCAATGTAACCTCACCGTATGTGAATGTTAACGGCGTGAAGAAACCGGACGTAGGAGCCGTACTTGAACCTACATCCTTAACGCTCGAAACAAAGAGGAATGATTTATATTTTCCGGCAGCATGGCGAACCCTGTCAAATACGAATATAGAATTACCCGGATAATTGCCTATTGTTGGGTCATCAGCGACAGAAGCGTTACCAGTAGCCATATAAAACTCTGTACTACCAATCTTTAGCAGTCCGAGACATAAATAGCTATTTCTCCAATCACCAACTACACTACCTCCCGAATTAATATAATGGAGATCGGCTAATGTAAGGTTGTATTGCTGAGACGGTTGTACGTTAACAGGAACCGTTATTGAAAAGGCGGTTGTGCTGTCAGCCATCATTACAGAGTCATTATAAGGTAGATATGGTTGTACAGCTTCAGTATAATATCCCCTGAAATCTTCAAGCCTTAGGGGTTCCGAAGTGCCACCGACTGGAGGTATATAGGCAAAATAAGGAGTACCACAATTTCCAGCAAGAGGCGAGCCGTTACGGACATAATCAGCCATGTAGTTGACATTGTCCCAATACGGCACATTAGACAACCCCCAGTTTCTTGAACTGCGCTCATTATCGGTTACGTTAAAGTTTTTCGGGTATTTGAACGGCTTATACTTCGCCCATTCTCTAATATTTGCATCCGCAGTAAAAAAGCTTGGTGCATAATTGATATTAACATCCCCCCCTGCATCCCTCAGCACCGCACCGATGTTGTTTGACAGGTTAATATTGGTATCGGGTATTATTGCCATTATGCTGCCCTCCTTTCCAGTTCGATAATACGGTTCATCATTTCTTTATTGCTATCTTTCAGCTCCTTGTTCTCTCTTTCAAGAAATTCTATTCTCGTTTCGTGGTTATTGAAATCCTCCATCAAAAATCTTTGGAAATGCTTGGCCATAGACAGTACGCATGTAGTTGCAAGCACATCATAACTCATTGTGAAGAAGCCCTCATTGTCTGTGTCGGTCACCTGTGGAAGGAATCGATTCCAATACTGTGCACTCGTTCCTGCTCTGACCTTGCATTTTTCATCTGTCTTGAAAGTGTAATCGAAAAGGTCAGCGTTTGCCATTACGTCAAGAGGTACGATGATGCTGTTCAGGACGTTCTTCTTTCTTAAGTCGGAGTACATGGTTATTCCGCCATAGGTGAGAAGATTACCCGGGCAAATAGTATTGCCACTTCCGTCCAGCAGAGTTAAAGTTCTTGCAATCGACGAAAACGCACCTGTGTATTGCCTTACATAGATAGGCTCTGTGCCGTCATCCGCTGTTGCAATCTCTACCCAGCCTTGATTTGACGGGCCACCGCACCTAATACGGAATAAGTCATTATCTGCCATTTGCTGATATAGCAAGTTACGCTCGCTGCCACCTGAAAGAATTTCGAAGTAGATAGTTCCAGCTACTCCAACATCTCCGTTTACATAAAGCTTGTTACCTGATGTCGATATACTGCCTATGCCGACGTTGCCATTTGAAAGAAACGAGGCGATTTCACCGCCGTTTTCTCTCCATATAAAGAACCTATCTGGATAAACTCCTGCAACAAAATGTTCTCCACTACATTGATAGTCTATGGAGCATTCCGACCCGCCACTATTCCTTAATATAATTGGATAAATACCACCTGAATTAACATGAATAGTTCCGTTAACATTCCCCGTCCCGTCAAAAGTCTGTCCCCATAAACTGCGAGGGGTCTCCAATCTAACGGCCTTTTGAACTAAGTAATCGTAAGATACAAGATTTAATACCCCTTGATTACCTACGGACGTGGTCGGCTCTACATAGACAGGATAATCAATATAACCGCTAATTTCCGTTCTTTCGTAATACACACTTACGCCAGCACGATAATCAGTGCATACCCTATATTCGCATCCGCCACCTCTTAGATACACAACAAGCTTACCAGCACTATTACCAGCATGTTCAGCTTTTGATATCAGGTTGGCGTATGGCTGCCTGACATATTTTGTAACGATATATCCGCCGTTTCCGTCCCAACCGTTATAACATCCTTCGTACATGGCCCACATGGATGAAGTGCCATTATCATGATTTCCCGGATAAGAGGGAGTTCTGCTTCCTAAGTTTTTATATATGCTAATCCTACTGTTCCATGTTTTTGAGTGGTTTATTGTAATAACCACCGGATAGTATGTGTTTGCATCTCCTTCGACACTGATTACCTGCTCGTTTCCCCATGTGGTAAAGGCTTCGTTCATGCTTGAGAACATGTCTCGTTTGTTGCCGGCATCCCAAACTTTATACCCATTTTGATATATTGCAGGAGCTTCAAAATATTCTCCCCCTTGTTCTCCGACAAGAATTAGACCTGCTGGAGCACGATAGTCATCATAATCATTATATACCAGCTTAACACCTTGCCCATTTGCTATTTGTTCTCTGAATGTTATACCTATTGATCCTGAATATGAGGGACGTTCTGATGTGTGAGCGAAAACCAAATTTCCTGTCATCGCATCCCCGATCTTGTTGACGTAGCGGTTATCCAGTTCGCCTGCGTAGTTGCCTGTGTGGAGGACTTTATAATTATTAGACCCTAAAAGAATATTTACGTCTCCGCTTACCCAGTCTTGATTAATATCAGTTTTAGCTATTCTTAGGTTACCGTCTCCATCTGTAAAGTTAATTCCAATTCTATTGGAACCTGCATTATTAAAACTGATAGCAGGCTTAGTTCTTGGAATATATACAAGGTCAATGCCGGAATTTGCATTAAATAACAAGGTACCAGTTACTGTATCCCCGGCCTTCAAAACATACTTTCCGTCAGCATCAGACTTCGTATAAGCATCCGTAATCCCATATCCCCCCAGCGTAGTAGGATGAGAGGACAACTCACCAAACGAATAACTCGGCTTGTTCGGCTGCTTGGCCCAAGAATACACGTCACTTGCCGGCAATGTGGTTGGGTAATTAGGTAATGTAATAAGCTTCGTGGTTTCATCAGGAGAATAGGTTGTGCCGTTAAGGATAATCCCGTCTACCGAACCACCTCCAACACCGCCTATTACGCTTAATACATCACCCTCTTTGGATAATGTGGTTTCATCTATCGGAAGCGCATCAAGAATGGTTGATGCCGTATGACTGCCTTGTGCAAACATGGTAAGACTACCCGTCAAAATCAAATCACCGTCTAACTCAACCACTCCGTCAGAATGCTTCTTCACAAGTATATCACCGATATTTAAGCCGTTTATGAATGACTTGATACCTGTAATGTCCTGTGCACCCGATTTGGTTACGTAATCGGCTAATAGCCCGGATATGTCGTTTTTGGTGTAGGCGTCTGTGATGCCATAGCCTGTAAGAGTAGTGGCTTTATCCGCCTTAATGGAGAGTAATTCAGCTAACGTGCTTGTCTGCGTCTGACCTGCAAGGAATGATTCAAGCTCTTTCCATTTATTGATGATGCCGTCAGTATCAGTACCCTCCAAGAAGTTATCTACCTTAGCGGACAATTGAGACAAGGACGATGAAGTAGCATAACCGCCAAGTGTGTTATTAACCCATTGTTCCGTAGCATAACCGCTTAATGAAGGATAATTAGGCAAGGTGATTATTCCGTCCTCATTAGGAGTGTAAGTGTTACCATTTACCACTATACCATTGGCAGTACCCTTTCCACCTGTTGAGACAAGCTTTCCGTCAACCCACTGAATCGTCACACCGTCTATTGGGAGACCTTCGTAGATTGAAGGGACTTGAACGTCTGCGCCTGCGTACATGGTTACTCCGTAGGCGGTAATCAACGGTTTGGTTAAGAACAAGTATTCCTCTCCGTTATCGTCAACCCTCTCTTCAAGGTTTCTGTCCCAAACGACTTTGTCAAGCTTCTTTCCGAGAAAATCATCTATCTGATCTCTCGAATAGCTGTCACTTCCATTACCGCCAACTCTTGCAACCTTATCCTTATTTGTTTTTATGAAGATAGCAGGGTCTTCATCTGCATTACATACATATATTTCCCCGTCATTAAGTCCGTCGAGCCCGTTTCCGCCCGGAGTAGATATATTAGGAGCTTTAGCCCTGTTGTTTTCAAGGTCGCTCCCATGCCAATTTATTTTATTTACCCTCTTCTTTATCATACTTCCACTGTTGTTACGTTAGTAAAAGCTGATTTGTCAGCCTTGAACTGCAATAGCTGCCCGTCTGTGGCATTATCAATCACAAATGCTCCATATAATGGCGGTGATGCAGGTTCAGGAGTGCCCCCAATACCGGAAATGTCATTATATTTTAATTCAAGTGACACATTGTATACAAACAACTGGCTATTTTCAACGTTGGGTTCTATTTTTTCAGGAGTTGAACTTCCGGAACGAACATACATTTTACCTTTAATCTCCACCATTGAAAGGCATAGAATACGGTTTATAAGCTTGGAAAACCAATATGGCACGCCTTTGGAACTTCCGATTGTGAGGGTATAAACGTCATATGGAACTGCGTATAATTCCTCTATTTCTTGCTTCTGGTTGCGGTATTGCTCGTTGATTACATGAGAAGAGTATCCTTCCGGCTTAATTCCGGCTTCTACCCGGAACTCAAACACCTGTTGAGTGTCGTTTATCCAAAATATGCCATCAAAAGAGTTATTGCTCTTGTGAGAATACCTGATAAGCGTTGTTTCCTTTAATATAGTATCAGAGGACCACACCTCGAATGGTTCTGACGTATCACCATTGATAGTAACTGTATATCTTGCATCATCCAGTCCGCTAAGGACTACATAATACATTAATACATTATCATTTTGATTGTATGTAGAAAGAGATAAAGGAGTAGAGGTCTCAGCGACAAGGTTGTTAAGTGTTACTGACACCTCCTCCGAAGCGCTTGCAAACACCTGTATATGGATTTTATCAGAAGTGTGGAACCTCTGAACGTAGTCCATTTCCAGCCCAAACTCATTTTTTATAGGTGAGAAAAAAAGAGGGCAAACATCACCAACCTTTACCATGTCTTTTCGTCCTTTTTACGGTGACGTGCAACTTTACACGTCCTTTGCAAATGTACATACTATTTAGAATAATTCCAAATAAGAACCAATAAATTAAATAAATTATTATCTTTGTATCGCCATGTGATGTTGCATGGAACTCAAAATCAGGACTTATGGCAAACGAATTTGTAATTACAGATGTAGTAAGTAAGGAGGCCTTACAGCAGCTAAAAACATTATCACTTGAGTTTGATTCGGCAAAAGGTAAGTATGTAGAATTTGCAAACACATTAGCGGCAAGCTCAAAGACAAATCCAAGGACTTTTGACGAACTTTCCCAAAAAGCACACGATTATACATCCATTCTTGAAAAACTGAACAAGACACAGGAAAGAATGGAATCCATTCAGACAAAGCATTTGACTGTATTGCGGCAAATATCCCAGCAGTTTAACTCTATGACAAGTCTTCAAAAGCTAAACATCCTGTTTGAGCAATTTTCTAAAAACGTAAAAAATGCAAGCGATATGCTTGCCGGGCTTTCTTCTTCTTCCAATCAGGTTGCTTCTGCACAGGAAAATGCAGCCAAGAGCACACAGACTGCAAGCGACACGATAAATCAGGCATCCGCTCAACTTCAAGCAGCCAACATGAATTATGCTTCCATAATTGATACAGTACAGGCTTACGATAGTGAAGTGACTAAATTAACAGCTGACACCATAGCCAATAAAGAGGCTATGAAGAAAATACTATCTGATATTCGCGAATTAAACAAATCTTATAAAGCAGGAGAAATTACCTTAACAGAATACATTAACCAATCTTCTTTATTAAAACAAAGGCACGCGGAACTAATAGCACAAAATCAACAGTATTCAGCTTTAATAAAAAATCATTCCACTTATATAATATCCGCTTCCGGTAGTTATAATGAAATGAACGCCGCCATGCTTGAACTGCAAAAAAGGTATAAGGCGTTAAGTGAGGCTGACCGGGAAAGCAGCGTAGGGAAAAACCTTATATCCCAAGCCAATTCTTTGAACAACAAATTAAAAGAGATAGATGCACAATTTGGGAACTATCAAAGAAATGTGGGTAATTATGCGTCCTCATGGAATGGATTAAATGTGCAGACGCAACAATTATTGCGGGAACTACCGTCTCTTACAATGAGCTTCAACCAGTTCTTCCTTGCTATCTCCAATAACTTACCAATGTTTGCGGATGAATTAAGAAGAGCAAACGAAGAATTTAAACGGATGAAAGCTGAAGGATTAACTGCAATTCCTGTTTGGAAACAATTGTTAGGTAGTATCTTTTCTTGGCAGTCTGCACTTGTAATAGGTATAACATTGCTGTCTGCGTATGGTTCGGAGATTGCAAAATGGATAGGAAGTTTGTTTAAGGCAGAAAAAGCAGTTAATGAGGTAGCAAGCGCTGAAACTAATTTGGCAAATGCAAGGCGCAAGGGAATTTCTGACAGCATGAAAGAAAGGACAGAACTGGAATTTCTATATAAAGCCACGCAAGACACATCTCGGTCAATGGAAGAAAGAAATGCAGCGGTTGAAGAATTGCAGAAAAAATATCCTTCTTATTTTGGGAATATGTCAAAAGAGTATATTCTGTTGGGGAAAGCAAATGATGAGTATATAAAACTTTCTAAATCTATAATAGAAACAGCAACCGCAAAAGCCAAGATGACAGAAATAGAAAATCTTTCTACAAGAGCATTGGATTTATCAATGAAAGCAGCGGGCAAACTAATGGAAATACGAAAGGCAGAAGCCGAAACAGACTATGTAGACCCTTTTTCAGGGGAAATTATAAAATCCGCTGATAGAGTGGCCCATTTAAGAAAGGAATATGAAGGACTAACTAAAGATCTGCGTGATGTATATTCTGCCCAAATAGCTCTATCGAGAAGTATAAAAATTTCAGATTATACAGAGGGAGACGATAAAGACAAATTTAAGGAATATGCCGAATACATTAAAAAGATAACAGAGGATTTAGCTAAATCAAGGATTGATTTAATTGCTGACGGCAGAAAAAAGGAAATTGCCGAGGTTAGCAAAGAGTATGAAGATAGGATTAAGGAGATAAAAGGTAATTCTGAAAAAGAAATTGAATTAAGGAAAAACCTTGAAACGCTGAAAGGAAAAGCCATTGCGGAAATAAACGATAAATACGACAAGGAGCTTCTTGAAATAGAGAAAGCAAATCTTGAAAACAGATTGGCTTCCATTGGCGATAATTCCAATGAAGAATTAGACAAAAGGCTTAATCTCCAAATCCAACTTAATAATATGATGCGTGATGCTGAAATAAATGATGCGGAGAAGAACGGAAACGATGTCTTGGCAATACGAATGAAGTATATGAAAAGGGAGAACGATTTGATTATGCAAAACCTTGAAGAGAGATTTGGGATGATTGAATCAAATACCGATAGGATGATAGACAGGCAGGAAACAGCCGCTTTGAAAGAAGCTAATTTGCTTAAAAAGCAGTATGCAAATGGGGAAATAGGTAAAGAGGATTACGAAAAACGGCTGTATGACATTGGGGTAAAATATGCTAAGGCCCGTCTTGAAACACTCCTCGCAGAAGCAAAAGCTGAAATGACACTTGTTGATATTAACAGTGAAAAGGCTAAGGAATTACAAGAAAGAATTGATAAAATTCAAGCACAAATAGATCAGCTTAGCTTAGATGATGCCAATAAAAAGCAAGAGGAGTGGATAGACAAGTTCAAGAGCGGGCTATCAGAAATGAATGATGCAGCAAGAGATTCTCTTGGGGAAACGGCCGGAATATTTGAGGGGTTATCTGATATAATGGTGGGTGTAGCAGAGAAAGGAAAATTGACTTTTAAAGGAGCGGCAGAGGACGTGAGACAAAGTTTTGGATACCTTTTAAAAAGCGTAGAAAAGATAGTATCAGGCATCACTTCGTTAATGACAGATATATATGATGCTCGGATAGAGAATGTTGAAAAAGAACAAGAAGCCAACGATGAAGCATACGACAAGGAGATAGAACGTATAGAATCACTTGAAGAGAACGGAGCTATTTCCACCGAAGAAGCGGAAGCCCGCAAACGTGCTGCCGAGGATAAAACGGCTGCAAAAAACGCAGAACTTGAAAAGAAAAAAGCTGCATTGCAGGAGAAGCAGGCTAAATGGGACAAGGCAAATTCTATTGTTCAGGCGGGGATAGCCACCGCTTTAGCTATAACAAAAGCATTACCTAATTTAGTTCTTGCCGCTTTGGTTGGTGCAATGGGCGCTGCTCAAATTGCTGTTATTGCTGCTCAGCCCATTCCCAGATACGCAAAGGGTACAAAGGATCATCCGGGAGGATTGGCTATTGTGGGTGACGGTGGGAAAAAAGAAGGTATCATAACTGATAACGGGTTGTTTGTTACGCCTGATAAGCCCACATTGGTAAATCTTCCAGCACACGCACAGGTAATTCCGGACTTGTCTTATATATATGACAAAGACGGCCTAACATCCGATTATGGCATGATAGAAAAGAAGCTGAAAGATATGCGAGAAAGTGGCATAGTAGTCAATGTAAACAATGATTACAGCAGCCTTGAAAGGGAAATGAAAGGCAATACAAGGCAATTGCAGAACATCGGAAGAATGATGAAAAAAGCTAACCATATCGCAGATTACAATTGGATTTCAAACCGTATATAAACTATTGGATATGATATACAATGATTTAAGTAAAATAGCCCTTTCCCGCTTCATTGACATCTTTCTTGGAGACATTGACAAGGTTGTTCAAGGCGGTGCGCACAGCATAAAGGAAAAGGTTTTGGCTGCCGAGAAGCTATGTAATGAATACTTGTCAATCATAGGCGGTAAATCAGCCGTTGCGCAGATAATCAGGAGAAACGAAGTACTTAACATTCAAATACGGCTGAACTGTTTTTCCATGTGCGAAAAATTAATCTCGTCCGGGGACTGGGATGTTGTCGTCAGTATTATGGGAGCTTTAGGATACAGGTTCAAAGAAGATGAACACGAAAAGATAACAAACCGGATAAAGAGCGTTTCAGCTTCCGATAATTACAGACTGGCAAAGCTTCAGGAATCTGCCGCAAATTCCGGTAAGGTTAAAATGGATAGGGATTATTTCACGAAGGAAAGGGTCTCTCTCATGTCTCACGTGAAGATGCACATTGATGAGAACACCTTTTCTGCCAAAGAATATGCCTATATGGTTAGACGCATGTGTGACGAGATAGATGCTTTGATTCGTTCAACTTCAAAAAAGAAATAAGATGTATTATAGATGTGAGTTGCTGGTAGGAGGTAATGTACATGATGTAACAAATGACCTTGTCAATTGGGATGATGTAGAGATGTCTTTCAAGAGAAATGACTATGACGGTGTCGTGCGTAGTTTCTCAACCAAATTCGAGTTCTCAGGAGGAGCTTATTCTCTTCTTCTAAGAGAATATCAGTCAAATTATTTAAAGTCATCCGCTACGATTGTGTTTTATGTAAGAAACAATTCGTGGTTGTTGAACGAAAAGTTCAGGTGCGCCTTGGATTACTCCACATTCACATACACCGACATATCATGCGAGATTAATGCGGTTGACAATAGCCTTGCAAGTCTCATCAAGGCGAAAAAAGGCACGCAATATGAATACTTGGTTAGCGAATTGAAGGAGGCGGAACCTCTGTATTATGATAGGCTGGAGATGTCAAGTAATATAGAATGGGTTATAGGAGGTGAAGTTAGCGATGATGCAGACTGGGTATATAATACTTATGATAATGTTGGTAATTCAATTGTACCGTTATACATAAAAGGCACTCCGGAAATAGCAGTTAAAAACAAAGTAGAAGTTACCGATGTAAGCATTCCTCCAAGCGGAGAACCTGTACCTATACCGAGTTTGTGGTTTTTTCATAACATAAGTTCTTTACCTCTCCATATTAGTGTAGACTTTTCCACAGGGGTTACAGTTGAAAAGTTAACCGACGATGCATCTGCAACATTAATTGTAGAGCAAAGATACGGCAGTGGAGGTGATAGAACTTTGCTTGAGCAACAGTTATCTGGTATTAGTGGAGCAATACAGCCCGTATCGATACATAGAGATGATTATACAATGTTTATTGACGGCTATCTTATATTTAGAATAAGCATTAAAGGAAAGATTAAAATCGGCATGCGTAATAACCCTTTCAAGATAACATTTAAAGCAATAGATACACCCGTTGACATTAATGTAATTAAACCCACAACCTTATTAAATAGGCTTCTTAAGTCAATAAATGGAGGTAATGAGGGTGTAACTGGAGAAATATCCATTCCGGCCGGGGATGCTTATAAAGGGGTTAAAAATGCCATGATTGCGCCCGCCGAAAGTATCAGAGAAATACCGAATGCCAAAATCTATACATCCTATACCAAATTCGCAAACTGGATGAGTTCTGTTTTCGGGTTTGTTCCCGTTATAGGCGAGAATAAGGTAACGTTTGTGCATAGGGATGTTCTGTTTCAGGATAAACTGGTGAAAGACCTGAAAGACGATACGGTAGACCTGAATTATAATGTAAGCTCCTCTATGATATATTCCCGGCTAAAAGTAGGATATGACAAACAGGACTACGATAGCGTAAACGGACGTGATGAATTTCATTTCACAAACGAATACACCACCGGAATTACTCTCACAGAGAATGCGAAAGAATTGATAAGCCCATATCGCGCGGATGCATACGGCATAGAATTTCTTGCCGCAAAAAGAGGCGAAGATACAACGGACAATGACAGTGATAGTGATATATTCTTTGTTGGTGCCGCACTTGAGGGAGGAAAGTATAAACTTGTACGAAGCGGATACACCATATCCGGCGTTATATCTCCGTCTACCATGTTTAATGCCATGTATTCGCAGCGCTACATGATTGAGGCGAACGCACGCTACCTTGCAGCCTTTGCAGAGCAGCTGTCTTTTACGTCCTCTGACGGCAATAGTGATGTTGAGATTAACGGAGTAAGAGAAACCAACGACATAGCATTAGGTAATAGGCTGTTTACGGTTGGGGAATTATCGGTAGAAACAGGCGATCAGGGAACACCCTCTGATTTATCAGGCTATATACGGATAGAGAAGAACGGGAACGTATATAAAGGATTTGTAAAAAGTGTAAGTTACAATCATGGAAAGGCAAAACCTGTAAAGTATTCACTGATAGTTAAGAGCGTAGAATGAATATATATAAAAAGCCAGATGTAGTGTCTGGCTTTATTCCAATCAAATGTCATCCTTAAATATCTGTAATGGCTTATACATTCTTCTCGTTGGAGATGATAAATCATTGTTTGTTTGATAGAAAAAATAGTTTCTATTATAAAATTTATTTGTCCTGGGATTATTTAGAGAATCCACCGTAATAAATTGGCATCCAGCCATTTTATAATGACAAAATGTATATACAACAAAATCTATAATTTGTAGTCCTATACCTTTGCTTTGCCAATCTTTTCTAACCCCTAAATGTCCTATATTTATGGCTGGATATGAAGTTTGATTTTCAAATGTAGGTATATATTCATCGCTTATTTTGGAACAGGCCTCTTCTATAAAATCTTTTTTATCATCTTCGCTATCTATTATAACAGCATCATTAGCAAGCGTAAAAATAGCGACAATCTCCCCCGAAATCTTTTCTTTAGCACAATAAGCAGCCAAATAATGATGTTTCATACAGAGAAACACTTCTTTGTGAAAAAAATTGTCAAGTGATTCGTTCCCACATGAAAAAGAAAGAATGTAAGATTTCTCCTCTCCTGATAAATCAGATAAGGAGATTATAGAAATATCAATATCCGAGGATTGGGTTTTTTCCGCCATTGTTAGATATAATCCTTCTTGCAACATTAGTTATCCTTTCTTTTTGCTCTTTAAACAAAGCAAATTCTTTAGAGGAAAAATCCTTAGTTGCATATCTACGAACAAGGGAACGAAATTCTTTAATCTCGTTCTTTGTCATTTTAGGATTTGAATTTGTTTTTATCATAATAATATCTACTTGGTTACGTTTTCCCAAAAAAATAAAGGCATTTATTGTATAATCATTTTTGTGGTAGCTGAAATGAAGCAACATGAATCACTAACAATTCTTCCTTCCCCTACTATTTCACGCAGCGGGAGATGCCTTACTTCGCTTCTCAACGTCCATCCCAATCTATCACCTTTTGGCTTTATGCGATGCGGATGCTTTGCAGAATATCTTGCTTTCTTATTTTCTATTATACTTCCCATACCACCTTAATTCTATAATATTGTAGAACGACAGAACGAACGACGCAATTTAAACATAACACTACCTAACAATGTTTACTACATTGTTAATAATATTATTTCCGATACAAATTAAAGCAGAAATAGGGATGTAACCAAAACATGAGACGGATTTCTTTGTAATTTAGAAACGGTCTAAATAAGTATTAGTATATTACTGCGTTGCCACTAACGATGTATACAGGCAGCTTTGACTTATTACATACAATTCCTTACTTTTTATCTATATATTCTCTTGCTATATTTAACAAATAAGATTTTTCTATTTTATCAAGTAGCTTTTTATCATCATCTATTAAAGTGTTTTTAATAGAATCCATGTTTAAAGAAGAGGTTTCTTTTTTTATCTGTTTTTCTGTTTTTTTATTTAACATCCCCAACCCTATAATTTTCAATTCTTTAAATTTTTCTCCAATAGCACTCCTTGTATTATCAGATATATTATTTGTAATCGGGGAAGTAGATATATTTAATATTGTAAAATTAAATTCATTAAATTTTTCTCCAATTGAAATATGCCCATTCATACTCCTATTGAAATACCCCATTAAATACACATTTGAATTTTCGTTAATATTGGACATATTATTAAACGCTACATCGTTTTCTTTTGAGTTGTTATCTATGGTATATACACTCTTTAATATAATTCTATCATAAGGGTATCCTACTTTATAATTATCCCCATTATATTCTATTTCTATATTTAAAAATATAAAACTTGATTCTTCTCCTTTTTTATATTCAAAATCCTTAACTTTTCCTGTCCAGTTATTTATAATCTGAACCGAATCTGCATACTGAGATAATATATTATAATACTGTCTTGTATAATATCTCTTTTTATTTTTATTTTTTTCAATCTGTATAGGATTGGTGCTAATACAAGAATTAATGCTATCCATTCTTTGAGAAACCAATTCAATGAAAATATCTTGGTCTTTGATCTCCTTTTTTACATTTACATTAGAGTTATTACATGATGATATTAATATTGTCAAGAATAGAATACATACGGATGCTTTCATAATATTATATTTTTAAGAATACAGTCAATTACAATGATTCAAACACTGATTTATTAAGATTATCAGCACAATCGCTATTCTGTTATTTTTCTTATCTTATTAATTTCATCATACTTAGCAAAATCAATACTATATTCATCTCCCAACTTAGATAACTCGTATTCGTATTTTTTAACCAATCTGGGATAACCGTATTCAAAATCCCCAAGTTCGGATATTTTAATTAAATCTTCAACATATAAACGTTTATATATTTCAAAAGCTTTATCTTTATTACCAAGTACAATTTGTTTATGAGCTTCATCTAAGCTATTTCCAATAATATTTTTTCTAATTTGTCTTACATCATTAGTCATTCCCCATACTTTGAAGAATAGAATAATCTGTAATACACCAAATGCAATAATAACGATCGAAGTAACAAGTAGCATGTTTTCCATAATAATACGTTTTTAAGTTTTGTTTGCAAAGTAACCTTAAATAAACCGTTTTGACAATATATTTGGCATAAATCTTCACAATTTAGAATGATTATAAATAGGGTAATCACTATAATTTATTTTTCAATAAGAGGTTTGGTATTTCAAAGATAATAGCTATCTTTGCGGTGCTTGATACAACATAATAACTCTTGGGCAAAATAAAGCGAACAAATTTTGTACAAGATATTGGGAAACCCTCTAAGGTGGCAGAAAGGAAACAATCTGCGACTTCTATGCCCTGCGTATGTTGTGTCAAGCACACCTACGGAGGGTTTCTTTTTATCATAATTCGTTATAATATGCTTGACACAACGAATGAACTAATTCCAAATTTAAAAGGTATGACCTCTCTTGAAATTGCAGAGGTCACAGGTAAAAGACATGATGCTATCTTGCGAGACATCAGGAATTTACTCAAGCAGGGAGTAGCTGCCCACAATTTTGTGGAGACCTATTACACTGACAAATCTAATAGGAAAAGTCCTTGTTTCAATCTCACCCCAAAGGGATGTCTTATTCTCGCATCAGGTTATGATGCAGTTCTGCGTGAAAAAATAATTAACCGATTGGAGTATCTCGAAAACGAAAAAAAGGCTATCCAAACTCCACAAACTTACATTGAAGCATTGGAAGCGCTTGTAGCATCCGAAAAAGAAAAGGAGCATCTACGTATCGAATCAGAGAAGCAACAAAAGCAAATCGAGCAGAAAGACAAAGCCATTATCAAGCTCCAGCCCAAAGCCGACTTTGCCGAAACAGCTTTCAAAGCAGAGGGCAAAGTAGACATAGGTCAAGCCGCAAAAATTCTCAACCTCGGTTTTGGGAGAAACACCCTTTTTAAGAAGCTAAGGGAAGCAGATGTGTTCTTTAAAGACAGGAACGAACCGAAACAAAAGTACATTGACGCAGGGTATTTTGAAATGACGCTGTTACCACCGATACACAGAGACAGTCACCCCGACATATTATATCAAAAGGTACTTTGTAAGCCCAAAGGACTTGCTTACATTAATTATTTATTCGGTGGAAAGCCTTCTGACGGGAAAACGGCAAAAATAAAATAACCCAAACAACCCAGTGGGTTAAATTCAACCCAAACAACATTACAATCACAGCCGATGTGCTGATTTTAAACCTAAAACAAATATTTTATCTATATGAGAACAAATACATCCGATTTGGTGAGACAAATGAGTATAGTATCAGAAGAACATGAACAGGTTCTTAGAGAGTTGAAAAACATGCAATACGTTGTAGGATACATAAGCGATATACTGGAAGCTTACAATATCGTATCAGGACGCGTGGATGAATTGCAGGAAGAGATAAAGGAGCTAAAGCGTGGAAGAACAAATAAAGCGGATACCCCAACAGAGGGCACAAAGACACACAGAGTTGAGAAAACAGTAATGCCTAATATGCGGATAATAATGGGGCTTAAAAAGTAAACTTAAGAGGCGGGGTAACTCCCGCCTTTGTTCTATTTTTAATATTTTTCAATTTGAAGGCAGAAAAATTACGGGGGTTATACAAAAAATGATGTTCTATTTTTAATATCAGAACCAAACATACTCTATAAATACACCTTTAAACATCTCTCCCCGCGGGCAGAAATTGAATATTCCGCCATTCTCATACAAGACATACACCTTACCCTCCATTTGGGCCACTTTCCTTGCAAGCATCCTCATATTGGCTATGTCTGCCATTCTCTTTTTGTTTTCGCACGCACACCCCATTACAAGCCGAATTTTCTGAAATAATCTTCAATACCTTGTTTTAGGCATCTTCTAAAAAATGTTTTCCGGGCATAGGAACCGACACGATAAATTGCCTGACCGTATTTCTTTTCTATATCGCTGCTGAAACTGACACCCTCACTTCCTATTTTTAGCCCCTTGTCTGTCGGAGTAGCCGTAATTGAATCGTGAAACTCACCTGTAATTATAAGGTTAGGCGTTCCCTTTGAACTAACAGGTGCGTTTATTAAATCAGAATGCATAAGCGGGGCGTTCTTTTCCTTAAAAGCTGCATATCCTTTTGCGTTTTTATACCAATATCCGGCCTCCTCTGTTTTAAAATATGGATCATTGAAGTAGGTAGGACGTAATGGTTTGTCGTTTCCGTTAATACCTGACCATAACTGCTCTACGATATATTGTGAAACCTCCTCCCTATTTTCTACCATTACACCCCGTATCATAGGTTCAAACCCATCAACGAACTGTTTTACGGCTTTTTCCGCATCAATTATATTAGCCATAACAAATACAATTAAGGGGTGAACTAAATGAACACCCCTAATTAATATACACAACACAGTTACATATCACCGTCTTTCTTCTGCCTTTGAGCACCGGAAGAGGCTATATCTTCGTAAATGGAAGAAAGCACCTTTTCGCGCTCCTCTATCGGACGGTCAAGAAAAAACACATCCTTATGAGAGTTTATGAAGTCCCTCTTCTTCATGTTTCTTACTCTCTCATCGTTGAATGTAATTCCTTCTACTTTCATCCCCAAGCCTCTATGCCTGTGATTCCGGCTCCTTGCAACACAGAGGGGGAAGCAAGTGTCGGTTCTCCCTCGCCTACGGTAATAACACCGTTTGCGTAGGATACACTTGTTGCACCGGGTAATGCAGTAGTCGCATTTTCTTGAAGCAACGCTCCGTAGTATGGGGTTATATCAAGTCTTCCGAAGTGCTCAACAAGCTTGTATTTCTTTGATTCTGTTGAAACCAGCTCAACATAAACAAGCCCTTTCAGCGCTCCGACAACGTCAAAGTCACAAGCCTTTACACCAGCGTTCTTGATATACTTCTCGTAATCCTTGAACATCGTTGCAATAGTGAGGTTGGCTTCTGTGCCGGAAGAATCCCAGTCCTGACCGCCCGGATATACGCCGGACAGTTCGATTCCGGCCAGTTCTTCCGTACCGTCGTTCATGCCGTATATCACATTGTTCTCGTCTACAAAATATGCATCAAACGCTGTATTCTTTGCAGCCATAAGATTAGCCTTAAGGCTTGCATCGTAATTTTCAAGCGTCCATACATCGTTTTTGGGCGAGTATCCTGTGATCTTTGTAGGGCCGTAGCCAGTAGCGGAGGTTTGTGCTTCTCCGCCTGAAGGAGCATATTCCACAATCGTTTTAATCGGGAATATTCTTCCCGGTCTGTCTGCATGACAAGCCGCCTCCAAAGCGTCCGCTGTCAGAGTTTTGGGCAACTTATACCCATGCATTACCAATATGATAGCCTTTACTTTGCCGGGGTCTAACACGCATACGGAATTTCCCGTATTAAAGGTTGCAACCCCCGGACATTGTCTATAATCTGTTGCCATAGCATTTTATTTTTTTTACCGTTAAACTTAAATTAGTTATTTCAATAGCATCAATCTTTTCTTCAATCTCCTTTCCGTCTGCGTCAAAAGCGCCTCTTCGACCGAATACAAGATTTTCCGAATAAGAATGAGCCACATGCCCCGAATATCCAAAATCAAGCCTTTTTTCAGAACCTATCTCCTTGATTAAAGCATCATACAGCGGTCTTAACAGGCCTTTGAAAGACACTTCTATACGCTGTTCGTTGGTATAATCCTTAAGAGTGTTTATCGCTATGATAATATTGACATCAGCCTTGCAATACACCTTGCTATCTGTCTTATCCTCTACGAACGGAGTATAAAGCCCGATTAAAGGAAAGCGTTTTTTAGCGGTCTGAGGTATCTTCTTTTGCGTCAGGATAGCTTCCCTTATATATGTGCTGTCGCCAAATATATAATTCACGTCATATCCAACCTCGGAAGACACTCTTTTGCATATATCGCTGAAAATCTCTACTATCATAGATTGAACGTGTTTACAGGTTTCAATAATGATTTGTCGAACGTCCAGCCCTCTATGTGTTGCGTATCAAGCCATTTATAAAGGTCTGCGTTCATTCTAATCATGTTATTCCATGCAGAAACCATTTTCCCCATAGGAGATACAAGATCACCGACATCGCTGTCTCTTTTTACACCGTTGACGGTTACATCGCATTGATGGTTTCTTGCGTAGAAAAAGTATATGTAATTGGCAATAGGAGAGATTTTCATCCCTCCCATAGTGCCAACCAGCATGCTCTTTAAATCATCCCACAGTTTTACAGGTTCTTTCTCTTCTGACTGGAGATATTCGGAAAATTGTTCATATACTTCTTTACCAAGAACCTTTATCAGGTATTCCGTCTCATAATAGGATATATAGTTGTTCACATCTCCTGTAATAGCAGATGTTGTCAATGACGGAGCAACATCCGGAGAAATTATTCCGCTAATAAATAGCGGCCCTTGAAAAAAAGCATAATCAATGAGCATAATTAAACATTTTTATTGTCCGCAACCGGAGATATCTTTTCTCGTTTTTCAGGAATCTCCCGCTTTTCGGAGGATTTAGGGGCGCCTTCCTCAATGGAAATAAGTCCCATTTCCTTCCTTATTCGGTTTTCCTGAATGATCTTATCTACTTCCAGTTGACTACCTCGTATAATTATAACCTTATCCATTAGGCAGTAACTTTAATGGCGGTTATCACATCGGCAATATTACCGTATGTAAATGCAGCCGGGTTGTAAACAGGCATCTGAACCTCTTCCTGTGCAATGAGGACAACAGTATTGCGGATCTTTGTTTCCACATCTTCTGCGAACTCAACGCTAAGATTGCTCCAGTCGACCAGAGAAGCGCCGTTTGTCATATCTCCTGCAAAATACTTGCCCGGGTTAATCTTCGTTGTCTCAATAATAGGTCTTCCGGAGATATACTTGACACCGTTAACAGTAGTAACAAGGCCGAGAGAACGTCCGGATGTATCTTTTGCCGTTTCCGCATCGAATACGGTAGACGGGTTAAGCGCAATGAACGAAGGCGTGTATTCCGCATAGGTCATAATTGCGAATATCGCATTGATTGCATCGCCGATATTAGGAGATACAACAGAATTGAACAGGTTGTTCTTAACTGTGAATGTGACAGCGGATGTCGCATCAGCTACGGCAGCGTATGCATAGTCAACAACAATCTTTCTGTCATTCATCTTATGAACAACATAAGTAGAGTTGAAACCTTCAACGGAAGAACCTGCAAACGTAATCTTTTGACCGTCCATGATTTCAGGCTGTGCTTCTGTAAACTCAACAATAGCCTGTTTGCCGCCATTGTAAGTGCTTACTGACTTAACAGAACCCTTAGCGCCGGTTACCACGTCTTTGCTGATTATATCTTCTGCCGGAAGAATATCTTCGTAGTTTGCAATACCTTTCAGGTTATCGCCTTGTCCGTCACCGAACATGATTTGGAAATCCTCAGCCATTCTAACCCAAGAGGCAAGACGGTTCATAAGCCATGAGCGTACATAGATACGAGACTTAAGCAATCGCTTGCTCAACGGAACATAAGTACCAATGCGGCATACGCCAACGGTCTGCTCTTTGATCTTGAATGAAGATTCAGGAAGTCTTCCGTTCTCTGAAACAGCAGCAGCGTTTCTGTCAAGATCGTAGATCTGCGTGAATGTGATTGTAGGATATGCAGGATCTCCCTGATCTACAGTCATGATGTCACGAATGTGCGCTCCTTCATTGATCTTAGTTACAACAACATTGCTTTGGCGAGTGATTAGCTTGTCTCCGGCATAGTCATTAGTCATGCTTACCGGATCTGTCACATCTTTCAAATCAATGTCAAAACGGCCTGAACTCTTTGTTTTCCCGTCCAAGAAGTCTTTAAACTTCTCTGAATCCAAGAACTCATCAATCTTTTTGCCAAGATTGTTAGAGTTGCTGTTTACGTTAAAGCCCTTTGCCTTCAATACTTCCAGCTGTTTTGACAACTCTTTGATTTCTTCTTTGAACTCTCCCAGTTCCTTAACAGCAAGACCAACCTTGCCATCTTCGTTTAGGGCCTTAAGCTGCTCATCTACGCTTTTCATTTTCTCGTTGAATGAACTTTCAGAGATAAGCCCCTTGAGAAGCTCCTCCACCGTATCATTCACCTTTTTTTGAATTGTACCAAGAGTTTGCTTTTCCTCCAATGTCAATTCGTTTTCTTTTTTTGCAAATTCAATCAAATTCATTTCTTCTAATTATTATATTAAACCTTTAATAGCGAGTCCCTCCAATGAAAAAGTGCTTTTGCGGCTTTCTTCTTGGTGAGTGCCCTCCGGCGGCTCTGTATTCTTGTTTATGAAACTCTTATAAATCCTTGCATAGCATTTAGGACACCTTACATAAGCGGCAAGTTCTTCGATGCTTTTCTTTGACGATATGATATTAAGAACCTGTTCCTGTATCTCCGGTTTAAGCTTTGCCATTTCCGCAGACACTACATCCTCTGCTATCCAACGTGTATAATTCCCTACACTGTCCAATACTTGGTTTTCGAATGTCTCTTCCGGCACACTATTGTAATCAAAGGAAAGCCCGCAATGAGGACACGTCACAATATCCTGCCCGGATAATGCCTTTTCTACCAAACTTAAATTCATGTCTAATTCTTTTAATTTATCATCGGAATAACGCATCGTAAGAGCTTTTTTAAGGAAACCTATATGCTCCTGAATTGTCTGCTTGTCTGCGTTCTTAATATCAATAAGAAAGGTTTGCGGATTGGCTCCCCATGATGATAAGGTTGAGTATTCCCATAGAGACCATTCTTTTACAATTCTTTTATCTTTATCGTCTCTCTTTATAGCCTTTACCCCGATAGAGTGTTCAAGGGTCTTTCCGTATTCTGCGTAAAGTTTGTAGTCCTCCAGCACATCTCGCCCTATCTGTTTTTTTAAATTGATAGCACCTGTCATAACAAGGTTTCCGTCAATCTCTTTACCCTCTATCGGACATCCGAGCAGAATGCCTCTGTCATGATTATACAGCCATTTAACCCTGCTGAAGTTTTCTTTCAACGTCTTATTGAAAGAACCTTTAGCCGATATGTCACCATCCGCATCCTTAATGCCTATTCCGTTTACAGCGACAGTTACAATGCCTTTCTCGTCAACATCGTTCGTCCTTGTCTTACATGTTATGTCTCTAAGCTGCTCCATTGCTATTTGATTTTGTGTTACCTGAAGAAATAATACCTTTGATTCTCTCCACTTCCTGATCGCTCATTTCCAATATGAGCTTATCGTATAAAGGGTTTGAAACCTTTGATTCACCTATCTGTGCCCGCCAATCATTAAGGGTTATTACCCCGCTAAGAAACTCGTTTTTACACTTTACCGACATGATGTTTAAAGTCTCTTGTCTCTCTTTATTTCCTGATTGCAAGGCATCCACGTCTGAATAATCCACATCTAAGTACAAACCGCTGTTTTCAAGTCCTAAGAATCGGGTAAGGCTTCTTGCGAAAGATTTAGCCTCCGGGATAACGATGTTGTAGTAGACGCTTCTTTCCGCTGTTTGCTGATTGTTGAAAGTGCTGTTGTCCTTTCTTGGCACAAGCTGCGCAGGTATAGAAAACGCACCGGCTATTGATATGGCATCCTGCAACGTCTCGTCAAACGGTTGCAGCTCCTGAATACTCATAGAGGTTCGGATGAAGTCCGTATCCGTATCTATTATCGCTACCGGATATTTATCTCCTCCTAATCCGTACACAGTATTGTATTCTTCACGTATCTGCTCTTTCTCACCAGGGGTTAGGGCCACTGTTCCGGTCTCATCCTTTTTCCTTGATACTATAATACCAAGAGCACCTCTCTTTGTGTATATCACATTCCTTGCTTCATACACAGATATAAGATTGGATATAGGCTTTATCTGTGATACAAGCCTGCTTTGTCCCTTGAGGTTACAGGTAAAGGTGTTTACATTAGGCTCCTTCACATGAAGAACAGTTTCCGGCGGCATATCATCCATAATACCGGAATAAGACAATCTGTAATATTGGATTATATCAGATACACTTGCCGGAGAAAACAAGGGAGCATTGTTGTATGCTACAATATCAACGCTGCCGGATGGAAGGACCCAATAATCATCGCATCTCTTCCATAGTTCTTTTTGTGATTCTGAAAACACAGATGCTTTGATGAAGGAATTGCCTGTCAGGAATTTATATAAAAAGTGAAGTGATACAAACTCATCGAATGATTGCAATGCGTTTGGTTGTGTCAAGAACTTGTTTATGCTGTCATTGTTGAATACGACCGAATCATCCTTTGTCGATTTCAGGATAAAATTACCCTTGACAATCTTGTCTACCAAATATCTTACCGGAAAAAACACTTCCGGCACAGATTCGTATAGGGTTATGAAGTTATCGGAGGCTACATAAGGAGAGGCGATGTCATATAGCGTGTTGCGCACATATCCGTAGACATTCCCCTGTTTGTCGCTGATTAAATCTTTGGACTTGCCTCCAATAGATAAATGAAAATTCTTTGTCTCAAAAGATAAATTCATGCTTAAATAAAAAAGGCAACAACCATATACATGATTATCGCCTTTGGTCTTTTAGTTCAACAATGGGTAGTATGTTACTTAACATACCAAAGGCTATTATTTTATGCAAATATACTAACTAACATATTGAATAGCAAATAAAAAACGAACTATTTTTATTTAGACTAAGTAAAAATAACAATTTAAAAAAAATTCTTTCTTATATACTTGGACATGGCGGATATGATGTTAATAGCAGAGGCGCTGTCCTTGCCGTTATAGTCCAAAAAGTCATTCATAAATAACAGATAATCAGCATTACTTTCATAACCATCTGAAAACCTTACCTTCTTCCTGATAAAGTCTTTGTTAGCCTCTATTCTAAGCTCGTAGTCGGATGAAGAAGATATTACCTTTATTTCCCTTAACTCCCTCAGCTCCCTTACTGTATGGAAGAAAGCTTTTTCACACTCGAATATAACAAGCCCCTTTGCGTTTTCAACACATCTGAATAACAGATCACCGTCATAGCAGCCATGATATACTACATTTTTTATATCTATGTAATCATGTATAACGCACGATACAGCGGTCATCATTCCGAAATTATCAGGAATAACGTATAATAACTCGCTTCCGGCTGCATCCGCATTAAAGTACAACACATCATCTTCGGATTGAACACTTCTTTTCCTCTTGAGGGAGAATCTTGTATATTCATTTTTGAACACGTCTACAACAACGTATCTAAATGTGTCCGTACAATGCCCGAACTCCTCATAGCTTTGCCCGGTTTCCTTATTTTTAATCCTTTGCTTTAAAATAGCCCCGTTAGCATCTTTCTTCACGTTCTCATAGTCTCTTATTGACTTCTTGCAAGAATCGTCTATACCTATATTTATTCCGTATAGATTACCGGACAATATGGCGTTTATAAACTCACCCGACAAAGCGACTGAAGGATTGGAGGCGGGAACGCAGTCATTAACTACAAACCTCTGTTCCAAGCACTCAATAAACTTATCCAAAAATGACCTCTTTTCATCGTCTATTGTATTACCGCTTCTTGTAGTGGCATCCCCATGAACAAATAACACATCTGCATACCCGATAGACGTAAGCCAGTCCCTTGTCATTGACGCTGCCTGAGTAACGGTATTATTAGGATCTTCCGCGCATATTTCGTGTATCTGCCTGAAATTGTTGTCGTTTTTTTGCCATAGCGTTACGGTAATATATGGAAGTACGTTATTATCAACCGATATATGAATGGGTATTTTAGGATCATACGGATAGTTCCCCCTATGTTTTCCTGCATCAAATGCGTACAGATATTCTCCGCCAGTCCTTATGCTACCCCAGTCTCCGAGAGCGTAAATGCGGTAATAGTTATAATCTCTATTTTTATCCTTTTCAAAATCGGCAACCGCCTGCCTGTCATAAAAACCATAAGTGCCGTCAGGAGAACCGACAACCCAAAAATTATTAAGATAGGTAGACTTTAATATCAACGTATCAGGCGCATGCACTTCCTCTTCTCCTGTACGTGGGTTGGTTATTATGCGGGGAGAGTTAATAAGTTTTTTGGTTATTGTAGTGTATTCCTTTGACAATACATCTCCTGTCAATGTGTTTTTAATACCATACAGATAATTGTCGACCTCGTGCAAGTCCTCTTTGTCGAACACATTCTTCTTTATCCAGTGCTCCTCTGATATGGGGTTAAACATGGATATTATCTTTTGGCCCAAACGGCCCCTTAAACGTTTTTTTATCTGCTTGAAGTCAGCTTCGGCAAAATCACTCAACTCTTCGCATACGACAAACTGATAACTTTCAAGACCTTTTATCTTTTCAGGATCATCAAGACCGCTAAATGTGATATATGAGCCGTTGAAGCATTTAATAGCGTTTTCCCTATAATCAAATGCTTTTGAAACGCCGAGACTGTTAGCTGCTTCCTTAAATGCTTTATATATGCTGTCCGCTATGGTTGCACCGGTCTTCCTATAAACACGAGTATTATATCCGTCAGATAAGCAAAACAATAATATAGCCTGTGCAACCGAAAAGGATTTGGACGAAGAAGAGCCACCGATCAAGAAGATAAACCGGATGTCATCATCTTTTAATGCTTTTTTTAAATGATGAAAGTTTGGATTGAACTTCCGATAATCAAATGTGATCTTTTCATTTTTACTCATCTCCTGTATCGACGTCAAAAAGCATACTCTTCAAATCAATCTTCGTAGGCTCGTCAAGACCGAACATCTTGCATACGCGTTCTATTGCCCATGTTTTGGAAACGGTTTTTACTTTCTTCTTTCCGTCATACTCTTCTGTATAGTCAGTAATGGACTTTCCTCTGATAACATCAGCGCACAACTTGATTATTTCCTCTTTGGTGATATCGGATTTTTTTTTCTGCTCTTCCTGGAGCTCTTTCACCCTTTGGGCTACATTTGGGCGGGATAGCAGTTTGCAAGATTCTTCCCATATTTGTTTGTCTTTCATCTTCTCGGACGAATAGGCACGACGATAAGCATCGGAAGCATTACCGCTTTCAATGTAATAATTGCAGAAGTTTTCTTGTTTGATTGTAAGTCCTTTCATGTCTTTTCGTCAGTATGGGTACACATGCCACTTGACATGCTTTTGCAAAGATAATAAACAATATGTGATATTTACAATTTATTTCGTTAATATTAATGTCTTATTGCGACTTACATGTTGTATAGCATAAAAAATAAAGTTTATTTCGCTTGCTTACTATCAAATTTGATAGTATATTTGCAATATCAAATAACAATAGAACCGGCGGCAACGGATAAGCGGCATAAAGTTATGATTACTATCAATCAAGTTGTTTTCAACAAAAAAGGTCAAAAAGGTACTATCACTCGTATTATCACCAAATCAACCGGATATGTAGAAGTTTCTTATGAAGCTGGATTCTCAAAAAAAGAAATGGCATTCAACCTTACCGACGAAAATGGTGTTTCCTTGAAAAAATCACCCAAAAAGGCAGAATTGAAAGCTTTAACCCCACTTGAAGAAATTCAAGACAAAATGATGTGGATTAATGGATGCGCATCCGGTGACAGAAACTCTATGAGCTATCAGATTTCAGCGGAAATGCTTTCTAAGATTGAAATGAAAGCTAAAGAATCCGGAAATGGCTTTATTGCTTCAATTTGTCAATCAGTTGATAAATATATGAAATGTTCTGAAAAACAGGCTTATTGCCTTGCTAAGTTTGCAATCGAAAACGAAATTAAATTATAATATATAATGCTGCGCTATCGGCATGACGGGCAAATAATATGAATAGCTATAATATTTTTGACGAAGAACACAGCGATACTATATTGTACCATGCGATAGCTCGTGACGAAGACCAAGTAAGAGAATTGGCAGAAGAGGCAGGTATAGACATATCCGGTCTTACCATCGATCTTGAGAGAGTGAATGCGAAGAATGAATTAGGCAGACCATATCCTGCGAGAATAGAGGATGCAGTAATCAGATAGCCATGAATGACAGAGAACGAATAGGTAAGCGAATAGCAGAGCTTCGCATGGCAAAGGGAATATCGCAAGCGCAATTATCCGAGTTAACTGGGATTGCTCCTGGAAACATAGCCCGTATAGAGCTTGGAAAATACAGTACGGGTATAGATATTCTTTCCAAAATTGCAAAGGAATTGGGTTACAAAGTTGACTTCGTGAAAGAATAGGCAGGCAATTGGCTTGCTTATTTTTTATTTACGTCATCAATATTTACGTAATCTATTACCTTTCGATTAGCTTCATCCACCTTCTTATTATCAAAGCGTATGTATATATCCGTTGTAGTGCTATTTGCCCAGCTGTGTCCAAGAGCATGCGCTATTACCTCTTTGGGAATGTCGAGCTCAGATGCTATTGTGGCCCAAGTATGACGCGTCCAATAAGAGGATAAATCAGGAAACAGAGGGGTTCTTATCTTTTTCCCGCCTAATCCTTTTCGTTCAAGTTTCCCGATCTGCTTTAGTCCTATCCCCATTCGATGCAGGAAGTCCTTGTAATTCCTGTATTCATCCATTATATTGAGAAGATAGCTTTTCCCTTTATATTTTTCTATTATATCCATAGCCTCAGGTTCTACTTTTACGCTGTATAATTTCCCCGTTTTAGCCCTTTTGTATTCAAAGCGACCGTTTACCAATGCGGAATGTTTTGCGTTAAACAAATCGGCTGCATTTACCCCTATAAGGTAAAACATAAGCATAAATATATCTCTATATCTTATCTGATACTCCTCACATGGGTAATCTCTTAATAATCTAAGCTGTTCTACTGTGAGGCTGCGTTTCCGGGTTTCCTCTTTTTTTATTGAAAATCTTCTGAATGGATACAATGTCGTGTACTCTTCATCAATGGCATAGTTGAATACGGTGCGTATGTTCCGTAAATGAATAGCGTAGGCGTTAACTTTCATCGTCTTTGCCATCCACGCTTCAAAATTTTCAAGCCACGATTTATCCATGCTTTCAAACGTACAGCGGCTATCGTATTCTTTAATCTTGTTCCTTGTGGTTGTATATACGGTCTTGGTACCTTGATTATTCTTTTTCGATATAAATTCATCAAGATAGTACAAGAATGTCCTTTCGTTTTGGGTCTTATTGCTTATGGCTTCTTCGATCATTTTTTTTAATGATGCATCCGTTGTTGATTTCAACTTACCCTGTTGCTCCAACGTTAATATTACAGTTTCCGCCTTGTTTATTATCCCGCGAGCGACAATGTTTCTTGGTTTATAATTTTGTGCCCGTACGGAATACTCATTTCCAGCCCACTCTTTATCCGATGCGCTTAATTGTGTAGCTATCATTGTTTGTTTATTATGGAACACGTTCAACTTTAGAGGATAAGTCCCGTCTTTTTTTTGCCTTCTTTTATCAAGGTAGAATTTAACTGTTGCCATATATCTATTTCTTTTTGTTTATGCAAATCAAAAAATTTGCATAGAATTTGCATACAAAGATAGGGTTAAAAGGATCTAAAAGGGCCTAAAAGGGTATGTTATGCAGCATATATAAAGAAATCAGGCAGCCACTTTATTTGTAACTGCCTGATTTTCAATGGAGCGGCAAGCGAGATTCGAACTCGTGACCCTCAGCTTGGGAAGCCGAATTTTACATAGCATAACTATCTGAAAAACAATAAATTACAAACC